ATCAGGACCTGTAGGAAGATAGCTACTTGGCACACGTAAACCACGTGCTAATCTGTTGTTAAAGTAGCGCAAGTCATCAATCTCGCCCAAGTTTTGACCGCCAGGAAGGACTTCAACACTTGATCCTCTTCCGTCAGCAGTGACAGGGAAGAAGTAATCTTCGTTCATTGACAATGGGTTGTATGATGCATCAACTACGGATGAACCACCATAGATACTTGGAATTCTACGCTGGTGAATCTCATTCTTAATACGTTCAACGAATGCCATAGCCATATGACTTGGCATGTTACCAACGTCAATCTTGAACATTCTACGTTCAGGAGCACGTTGTACACGATAGATTAGAACCGCATCCTCAAGCAATTCTTTTTGCTTGTAGACTTTGAAAATGTTTTCTAAGATAGACTGACCGAAAGGCCAGAAGCGATCTAGACCTTCTGTTAAGCTTAGGTGAACCACGTGCTTTGCATCGATTGCTGATTCACTTTGACCCAATGTGAAGCGTGAACCACTTGTATTGTATGGCATACTAGGAACAGTGTATCCACCACCGCCACCTGTGCCACCGCCACCTGTGCCACCTAGACCGGTTGCAGGGTTAGCGGCAAAGTCTGTATTTGTTTTCTGTGCTACAGTTAAGTTCTGTAGGTTAATGTTAATGTCTTTGATAACGTATTGCTCGGGCTTCTTGCCTTCGCTTTCATTGACAATAACTTTGATAATCTTGACCATATCAAGCCAGTATAGCTTGAAGTTCTCTGGGTCACGAACGAATACTTGATCTCCGTACTTAATAACGTTACGGAATATTTTGAAGATACGAACGTCAAACTCATTGAGTTTACACCATTGTTGCAATTGGGTTTTGAGCATTTCTACTTCGTGTGGAGTAGGATCTTCCTTAAACTCAAACATGAAAGGAGTCTTGTTTTGCTCATTCTTCATAGTACTGAACTCTGAAATAATGTCCAAACATGCGTTGATTTCAGCATCAACGTCCATCATTTCATATTGATTGTAACGTTCAATACGGTTTGGGTGACCTGTATAGACTTCAGGAAGTCTACTCATGTAGTTACGATAACCCCAATCTAAGTTGTTTGCACCACCAGTAGAGCTTCCATTCTGACCAGGGCTTCCGTTCCAGGCCCCCTGGTTGCTATTGCCACCTGAAATGGGACTAGATACGCCGCTTCTGTTTAAAAATTTCTTTTTGTATGTCATAATGTAAATGGGTTATCTATATTTAGTATCAAACTCTTGAATTCTGCAATAACTTTTCCTGCGTATCATGTGATTCTGATAGTTTATCTTTGATATCAGCTAGAATGCTTACCATTTCTGTCATTGGATCTTCACCTGGGTCTGCACTATTTGCGTTCATTACATTGTCAACTGTTCGCTGTACTAACACATCTTTTAGTTGACTCAATGCATCCTTGAACTCACCTGTTAACTTTTCCATTGCAGTAGACAAGTCATCGTTATTGTTTTCCATGAGTTCTTTTAATCTATCACCCAATATGTCACCTACATCAGCATCAAAGGACTTTGTACCCATCTCTGCACCGGCGATATTGTAGTTTAGACCTATACCAGAACCCAAAATCTTCTTCCATGCTTCTGGATCAGTAATCGTCTGAGTCTTGTCATCGTATGCACCGATCTTACTAGCCATCTTAGAAATAGCAGTAATGTCAGTTGACATGGGACCTTGATTATACCCAGTGTATTCATTCATGCCAGCGAATGTCGGACCTGTTTCTTCCGAGAACAGCTTGATTGGATTCTTAGCTACACTAGCAATTTGATCGTTAGGAATAACAGTTTCATTACCATGCAACTCAACCATGTATCCTGATTCAGGACCCTCAAAGACGCCGCCGCCTTGTGCTTTTGGTATCTCGTCTTTCTTAGATTGTGCGGTGGCGACCATTGTACCACCTGATGAAGGTTGAATACCTTGAATGTCTTTAGATCCTGCGTATGCAGTAACCTTATTCATTACTTCGCCGGCTAGATAACTACCCTTTTTACGAACGTCCCCACCTGCAATCTGACTAGTAGCTAACAAGTTCGCTTGATCTTGGGTCATGTTCTTTTCATCAATGCCCATAGCACTAGCCATTCGAGACTTGCCCTTCTCCATGTACCATGCTACAACTTCTGCTGCAACCTTAGGATCGTTAACTAAGTCAGGATCTTTAACTAATCTATCATCACCGAATACTGCTTGTGATGCTTGTGCGTAGTTACTCTTACCGGTAAGCTGAATGTATCCACGACCTCTATACTTGAATCCATCTCCGGGCTCTGTGTTGCCCATGCTACGACCGATCTTGGTATCCTTACCGTACATGAACTCGCCCATGCCTTCTTCGCTTGACTTGATCTGATTGAGTTCTGCATCTGATTTGCCGGCTGCTCTAGATCCAAAGATACTACGAATACGTTCGTTACTAGTCTTACTATAATCTAATTTTTCATTTACAATCTTACCACCAGATTCTTTCATGACGTTACCTAACACAGCATTGAGATATTTTTCATCTCCCATGCCACGCTTCATCAATGCGGCTTTAACGTCACCTAAATTCTGTTTGATATCTTGATCTTTGGATGGTTTCAATCCTGTGCCACCACCCATACCTGCTAAAGGTGGTGCTGACGGTGGTTTAACACCTTGTCCGCTCTCAGATGCGGCTTTGCCTCCACCGGCTCCTCCACCTAGTATTCCACCGATATCAGGCATCTTGACACCAGTGCCTCCGGCTGCGCCGCCGGCGGCACCAGTTTCTTGTGTTACTATCTTTATACTGCTAGCAAATTTTGAAAGATCAATTGAAGCACTGTGGAACACGTTCTTTAGTTTATCTTGAACTGAACCTAAACCTTTAGCTGCATCTTCTTCTTTGTCTAGCTTGTCTTTTTCTATTTCATCTAACTTGACAATAGAACCTGTCAACTTCTTGAAGATGCCATCAGTATCCTCAATAGTTTCTTTCAACTGCTTGATTGCTTCACGTTCTTTTTCCAACTCATCTTCATCATCATCGTCAGGAGTTGGTAATGCTGAGGTTTTCATACCAGTACCCAACGGTGTAATCATTTCTTTACCGTGCAACTCTACTGGATAACCTGACTTAGGTCCCTCGAACACACCACCAACTGCGGCTTTTGGTGCACTTGGTTTATTGTCTGGCATGATTCCGGCGCGCATAGCTAGCATCGGATCTATTTGCATTGATTGGCCTAGACCCGCTTTATCAAGAGCAGGTGCACCCATACCACCCAATGTTTTTAGTGCGGTGGTATCATCAAATTTCTTAACAACTACTGGTATTGGTTCAGCACTCTTTTTATCTTTTCCTACATCTTTATTAAGTTCAGTAGACTTCTTATCTGCTTTTGCTTCTTGCTTCTTAGTTGATTCGTCTACTTTCTTATCAGCATCAGCGGTCATCTTAGCAATGCTGCCACCCGCAACTTCACCGATTGCTTTACCGCCCTTGCTACCTAGCCATCCACCCAATGCAGCACCGATGATGCCACCGATAGCAGTTCCCACAACCGGAACGACTGAACCAACTGCTGCACCGGCTGCTGCGCCTGCCCATGCGCCGCCCGCGCCGCCTGCTGCGGTACCAACACCACCACCAACTGCTTCGGCTTTGGCTTCTCTATGTTCTTCTTTATTGATAGTACCTTCTTTGAGGTCTTTATCTGCTTTCTTTATACCCTGATATGCATCAATGACACCATCACCCACTGCCATTACAGTACCAATCATTGGTGCTGCTTTTGATAACTTAGACAATGGGCCGGCTAGTTTTCCTAATGCTGAAGCAGCAGTTGATGCAGCCGTTGCCGCAGTTCCTGCTCCTGCTGCTCCTGTTGCCGCGACTGGTGCGGCTGCTGTCGCAGCGGTTGCAGCCGTTGTTGCTACTGGTGCTGCCGCAGTTGCAACTGTAGATGCTACTGGTGCGGCACCTCCTGCAAGACCAAGACCTTTGGCTGCAGCCTTTACAGCATCTGTACCTTTACCTAATATGCCTGATATTAATTTGTTACCACCTGCGCCTGCAAGACCTATCAATGCAGCCGCGGCTGCAGTACCTGCAACGGTCAAGAATGTGAAGCCACCTAGAAGTGGGTTGATTTTACTTGTTAGCTGGTCTAGAGCTTTGCCGGCTTCAATCTCAGCCGTTGTCATCTTAGCTCTCATGTCCTTAGCTGGATCGGCTCCTTCTTTCTTAGCCTTTTCTCTTTCTGCTTTAGACTTCTGCATCTCTGCAGCCATATCTTTGTCGAGCATCTGACCGTAGTTCTGCATCGACTTCTTATTCATGCCGAATGCTTTTGCAGTTTCATCCGAGAACTTCGCAGCATCACCCTGATTCTTGATGGCTTTGTCCATCTGCTGGGTGTACGAGTTCATGAACTTGCCGGCTGTCTCGGTTCCGTCAGCACCCTTCTTCAGTGATTTTTCAAACTGCTCCATTGGCACGCCCATGCGTGCTAAATACGCACTTTGCTCTGTCCAAGTGCCAGTTGCAAGTCTTGCTTGTGCAGCCGCAGTCAATTGACTATCGCCCATTGCTGCAATACCATCTAGGAATTCTTCCCTAGCTTTCATTTCCTTCTTCTTGGCGTCGGCGCCTGCAGTGTCACCTCTAGCCTCAAGAGCCTTAGCTTCTTGGGCTAACTTAGCTTGAGAGATTTGGAAGTTAACGGCTGCTCTAGCTTCTTGTTGTTGTTTCTTGATATCTTCGGCGTTTTGACCAGTGATGGCACTTAATGTCATCAATCTATCAGTGTACTCTAATGATGCACGTTGTAATGCCTGTTTATCCTGTAGTTCACCCTTTAGGCTCTTACCGGTTAGCTGCTGCAACTTAATATAGTCAGCTTGGTTCTGCATCAATTCTTCTTGACTGACGCCCAAACGCTGATATTGCTCACGTGTTTCGTTTGAAACGGCTGCTAGTTTGGAGAATGCTTTGACACCCTCACCTGTTGTTCCACCTAAGCTAGTTAATGCAGGACCTAAACTCTGAATAGGCTTGATAAGGACATCCATGTTCTTACTTGTGACACCGGCTTTGTTAGCCATGTCCAGTAACTCTTTAGTTGTGAATGAGCCTGCTGTACCAAACTTAGATAGATTGTCGTTAGCTTTTAATACTGCATCTGCTTGTTCGGCGTACATGCTACCAAGTTTGGTCAACCCTTGAATGGTCATTCCAACTGCTTTGCCCAATGGACCGAAGTTTTCTGCGGCCTTAGACACTGCACTACCTAATGTAGATAGACCTTCGTTGTATTTGGCAAAACTACGACTTGGATCTTGACTGATTAACTTGTTGAATACCTTACCTAAACCATCTGCACCTGTTTTCAATGACTGAGCAAAGTTTTGCATTGCTTTGTCATATTCTTGGGCAGCTTTCAAATTCTCTTGATATGCCCTAGAGTTTCTATCAACTGCAACGGTGTTATCGCCTACAGCTTTTGAGTTCTGCCCAAAAGTATTTCTGAGGTTTAGTCGTTCGATTTCGTCTGGCTTCATTGCTGCCATACGCATTTGGCTATTCATAGCCAAAGCCTCATTGAGCGATCTAAGTTCTTCGCTTAACTGTTGAAATACTTGTTGAGAATTTTCGTCCATGGTTTTTACCAAATAAATATACTTGTATTTAGTATTGGGCAAAGACCCAATTTTAACTTAAAGGAAAAAACCCAATGGCACTAGACAATAACCCACTAAAGCAGTATTTCCGTCGTCCTTCTGTATACATCAAACTACCTAGCGGAGGTAAATACTACCCAGCGGGAATGATAGATATGCCCGAGAACGGAGAGATCCCAATCTATCCAATGACTGCAATCGATGAGATTACTACCAAGACACCTGACGCACTGTACAACGGTACTGCAATGGTAGAATTGATGAAAAGCTGTGTTCCTAATATCAAGGATCCTTGGACTATCAACAGCATGGACCTCGATGCTATCTTAATCGGCATTAGGGCAGCAGGTGGTGGTAATGACATGGAAATCGAATCAGCATGTCCTAAGTGCAATGATATCGGTAAGTATGGATTGAACCTAATCAATATGTTGAGTCAAATGCGTCCCGGTAACTATGACAAAGAGCTAGAACTTAACGATTTGAAGATCAAATTCAGACCTTTGACATACAAAGAGATGAACGAGGCCAGCATAGGACAGCTTGAAATTCAACGTATTTTCTTCTTGTTAGATCAAGAACCCGATGAAGAAGTTCGCAAGAAACGTGGTCAAGATGCATTGAAACAAGTCACTGAATTGACTATCAAGTTGTTAACTAGTGCCATTCAGTATATTGAGACACCTACTGTACGTGTAGATACCAAAGACTTCATTCAGGATTTCTTGAATAACTGCGATAAGAACATCTATGTAGCCGTGCGTGATTACAACGCGGAATTGAAATCCCAGACTGAAATTAAGCCACTCAAGATCAAATGCGTACATTGCACTCATGAGTATGAACAACCATTCACATTGAATACATCTGATTTTTTCGCATGACGCTTCTCCGCCTTGACCCACAAGGCATACAGAAGCTTATCGAGGGCTATGAAAAAGCCGTCGAACAAATAAGAAAAAACGCCATGACATTGGCGTGGTACATGCGGGGTGGTGCGACATATGAAGATGTTCTGAATATGTCCGCTACCGAACGTGATTACCTAAATGAATTAGTAGAAAAGAACTTAGAAGTCACAAAGAAATCAGGACTACCATTCTTCTGATCTTCTTTCTTTTATCCATAGCTATTCATTTATCTAATTTTTAAACTCATCTGTTCTCTTTAGAAGATGTCCTACGGACATCTAAGAATTCGCTATCGCTCATTCTTACACTGTTTGAGTTTTCTTTAGAGTTTCTTTCATATCAGGCCTATTGAATTAGTATTGCACTTGAAGCCATGGTAGTGCTATTTTAGCACTACCACTGGTAAAGGCTGTCTTGCCCGTCATCCATTGTTATCTTTTCCCCGTAGTGTCAGCTATTTGTGCTACATCTACGCTACCGGTTGCTCTGTAAAGTTTATGGGACTGTAGTTAGGTCTGTCAATGATCTTTCAATTGACGCCTTCGCAACGCACATCCTATGACTCAAAGATAAAGTCATCATAGGCTTGTTGAAGGTTCGCTTTGTCGATTGCCTTCTCGGTATATCCAGAAAAATTAATTTCTGCTGCTCCAGAATCTGACGGCACAGCCGAACTGTACAATCTCAAGGAGAGTCGAGGTACCCCGACCAAACTAGTTTAACGATAAAGTGCGTTTCTTAAACGCTTGGTAAAATGTTTTTGATTTCGATGTTTTCGATTTGTGACTTGGTGTCTGTAGAGCCTGTAGAGTATGTCTTAAAGAGGTCTTTGTTGTGATTCCAAAAGTGATCGAACTCAATCATGAGCCAATCACCATATTTTTCCGATGTGTAATATAAGAATTGATCGGTTACCCAAGTTAACTTGGACTGAACGCAAACGAACTTACCTTTACGATTGAACTTCATAAAGAGTATGTTTACATCGTCGGTCTCAGCCACTGCCATAAGTTGATCCAACCAACTATTTAGTTGCTTGCAGTCTCCTGCAAGTACTAAGTGAAAAGGAAAATCAGCGTAAGATTTGCATTCTGCATTAAACATCTTGAAGCTTTGTCCTGGTACGATATCGCCCTTGAAAGAACGAATCTGACCCTCATGTAGAAACTCTGTACGCTTTTGGTTCTTGCCACCTACGTAGGCGCCTGAACCCGGTGCACGAATGAACGACTCACCGTAGATTTTTGATAGATATTGAGCTACTTCACGCTCAAAACTAGAACCTTTTTGTTTTTGTGGACTTGGCATATACATACTTATGACGGCTTCAAGGCGCTGAAATTATTCTATGTCAACTGATGTATTGTATGATGTAAAGCCGTTTTCTTTCACAACTTTCAGAACGTTAGGTACACGACCTGCAAGTTCTTCACGGTGTGACACAAGCCAAATAGACTTTTGACGCCGGCGACTCATATCTTTCAGAATTGCTAACGCATTCTCAACACCGATCGTGTCGAGACCTGAGTCAATCAATTCGTCAATGAACAACGTATTGATAGGTGTGTACAATGATTCCCAAACGTCACGGAAAGCAAATGATAGACCTAAGATCAATCGATTACGTTCACCGCGACTCAAGTTATCAAAGTCAAGTTCACGACCTAATTCAGTGATTTCAACTGACAAGTCATTCTTGAAAACAACTTGATGTGGTAGACCAATCTTATCTAAGTAGTGAGTCAATCGTGTGTTCAAGTAACTCAGGTTCTGGTCAATGATCTTCTTACGAACGAACGAATCTTTGCTAGTCAACAAGTCAAGTAAGAACTTTTGATGATCCATAGTCTTGGTTAATTCATTGATCTTGTCAAACTTTACTTCTTGAAGTGCTTGAGCTTCCATGTCTTGAATTTGTTCTTGATACGGATCAGCTTCCTGCGCTTTGCTCTCAATTTGTGATAGTAACGATGAAACCCTACTTCTATGTTCGACTGCTTGTGACTCTGAATCGTAATGAGTAACCGGACGCTTGCCAAGATTGACGCTAGGCGTATCAAAAAGTTGTTCACTAAAGGGGTTATTCTCGCTGGATTTCTCTGCAATCTGCTTTTTGATGTTATCAATTTCCGTTGACTGACGGACAGCCTCAGCTTCTGTCTTATAATGTGTAACAGGTTTGTCTCCTAATGTGATAGGTCTAGCAAGCATTTCATCAAGTTGGAATTTCAAATCATCTAAGTGACTCTTACTAGTATTCCATAGCTCAACTTTGGCATTTAGTACGCTAGTGTGTTGGTCATCATGGAAGTCTTGACCACAAGCATAACACTTGTGTTCCTTTAGAGTTTCAACTTCTGCTGTCAACTTCTCATAGTTCTTATCTTCTTTGATAATGTCTTTTCGCAGACTTTCAATCTTGCCATCATACAAGGCTTTCAACTGCACTTGTTTGATATACTCAGCTAAGTCTTTGTGTGCTTGCAATTCAGCGTCAAAGTCAATGTGACTCAACTCATCCATTTTCAATTGTAAGGCAGCGATATCTTTATCTTGCTTTTGCATCCATGCTGTTTGTCGTGCAATCAGTGCAGTGTATGCGTCATGCTGTTGCTTTTGTTGATTCCAAACTACTAGATCCTTATGTGCTTGAAGTTCAACATCAATGTCTATCTTGCTAAGGTCATCATACTCGATAACCAAATTACTCAAATCTTCATCGTGTTTCTTTTGCCACAGCATCTGACGGCGCTTGATAGCATCAATCTGTTCTTTGACTCGCTTGTTAGCTTCTTCAACTGCTTTGATGCGGAATTCTTCTTGTTGGATCTCGTCTTTAGATTGACGAATCAAATCTTTGACCACCTCTGCTTTCTCTGAAAGCAATGTGATACCCAACATCTGTTCAATAATGTCCTTCTGCTCGTTGTTCTTCAACGCAAGGAATGGTTCACTATAGGTGTTCAACACAACGATGTGACGGAACATGTCAACAGACATGTTGATAACTCGCTCAATGTGTGCTTGTGTTTCTTTGTTCTCACCTTGTTGGTCTTCAGTAGCTTTTGACTGAATATCATTAACATAGAACTTCAGAACGTTTGGCTTACGACCACGCTCAATCTTGTAGTTTGTACCGTTGATACTAAACTCTAAGGTCACTAACATGCCTTTGGCATTAGTGCGATTGACTAGATTGTCCTTACGAATGTTGTTGATGGGTACGCCAAACAGTGCATAGCATAAACCCTGAATCAATGTGGTTTTACCAGTACCATTTCTAGCACCGTCACCACCTAAGTCTAAGTTTTCTCCTAAAATCAGTGTAATGTCTTTCTTGTCAAAGTCAACTGCTTGGGTTACTTGACCGATACTGAGGAAGTTTCTTAGTGTAATGTTTTTTAGTGTAAGCATCTTTTTTTATTTCGTAATCCTGTATTATAATCGAAAGAGTTATGAGTGTCATGCCATTTCGGCTATCCATGCCTCTACTTCATCGTAGTTTGTAAAAACTCTCTTTTTGTAGTCAGGCAATTTACTAGTGTGACTCTCAACTTGAACGTTGTGTAGGTTTAGCTCCGGAATACTAAACGGTGCATCAAAGTCCTCATAGAACATTGTATAGGTTTGATATCCTACTGTATATTTTTCCCAAAGAGCCTGGTTTTCTTTTTGTATGTCCATGTATTCTTGAACTACGGACTTCGCTATAGTCACTTTATTGGTTGCTATAAACTTGTAGAAACCCATAGTGTTCGGACTATCAGTGAACTTTTCAAAATTATGAAAGCCTGAACCTACAAACTCTTTTAGTTGCAAACTTAAAAACTGTTCACATAGATTTCTTCTAATGCATCTGAATACAAAAGGATTGTTATATAAATGCAGGTCAGCTAACGTCTTAGGGAAGTGTGTGTTCAGCATCAACTGATTGCTAGGTATGTCTTCCCATAGAACCGTATCATTGTCAATTCTATACTGTTTGTCATCTATACAGAAGAATTGCCTGTTTAATTTAGTCGCCATGAACTTTGAAAATCCGGTACCCCCTGACCGAGCTTCTCTGTAAATCCATATGTCTCTTGTAGTTATGTCCATTTGATATTCAACACGTTGTATCAGCCATCCACTCAGCTAGTTTGTCTCTGAGTCCTTGTCTGTCAATCTGTATTTCCCTTAACTGTCGCATCCAGATAGAGATTTGATTGTAGTTAGGAAATACGTCATGCTTGTAGTCAGGCAATTTGTACGTAGCCACGATATCAGTCTCAATCCCCGGATTGAGACGGCTCAAATCTAGTTCGGGTATGTCGAATGATTTCGAAAACGCATCCTCGTACCAGATTCGTGTGTATGGTATGTTGTACTTTGCAGTAGTTTCTAAAAACTTGAGTTCGAGGTTAATCTTTTTATCGAGGTACAATTGTACATCAGACAAGATAACAGGAATAGTAGATTCTTTGATCCTGTCCCAAATAGGATTAGTGGGTTCTTCTGGTTTTAGGTTTGTAAACTTGAACCCTGCACTAACCGCAGCACTGATACTCAAAAAGTGCTCTGTCAGATTTCTTCGGTCGATACGAATCACGAACGCTTTTGGGTCATTCTTAATGATAGTATCTAATATAGAGAAGTCATGGGTATCATGGTATATTTCAGAATTGATATGGACACCCCAACGCTCAGTAACTTTATTGCCGATATATGATGAAAGGAAGGTTCCACCGCATCTAGCTTCTCGTAGTACATATATTTTTTTATCAAACATATCACAAGGTGTTGTAAATGTCTAACAAAATCTTCTTGTCGAATGAGTTAGACTCGATTGCATTGATCTGGTCGATGATGATTTGGTCAACAGATTCAAATTTTAGACCATCTGTGTTTTGTGCAGTATCACCTGGCTCACCCTTAACTGGAATCAGAACCATTTCACGTAGTTTGTATTCAGGTAGCCATGTTTCACGCAAGAAGTTAGCCTCTTCATAGCTAATTTCAATATCCAGATGCACACGAACGTGACTGTCAATCAATAACAATCCTTCTGGATGCTCAATCACATCACTGAGTTTATGCACACGGAATACAGGCTGACGAGGCCATGTCTTGAACACTGGTTCTTGATCCCATTCTAAGATCATCATACCACGTGCATCATCACCTGCATCTGCGTAGTTATGTGGGAACGCATTGCCAATATACCACACGTTGCCCTTTGCTTGACGTTTGTGAAAGTGACCGCTGAACACTTTTTCGAAATTGCGAACATGGTCATTATTGAGTTCACCGTGATCGGGCATCTCAACCATGGCATTCATGAAGTAGCCAGGTAGTTCAAAATGCCCAAACATATACTTCCCGCTCATTTTTTGTAGCTTCTTGTAATCGTCTCCAACTAGCCACGGCGCAATAACGACTTGTCCCTCATTGAAGAAATCATTAATAACTTTAACGTTGGGAAGATGTTTCGCCCATTCAACGCTATGAATATCGCGGCGATCACGATAGTAGAGGTCATGATTACCAGGGATAAAGTAGACAGTATCGAATGCAGCATTTAATTTCTCCAGTGCTTGTAGACCAAACTGTAGTGTGTGTATGTTGATACTTGCACGGTGATGATTCCAATCACCCAAGAAGAAGCAGGTCTCGCAACCCTCTTTCTTTGCAGTTTCAATAAACCAATCTACAAAATTGGCACAGTCTTGATTATGTTGTAGGCTGTTAGACTTCAATCCAAAGTGAATGTCAGTGAACACAGCGGCTTTTTTGAAAAGATTACTCATAGATTGATTATAAAGGAATAGGGAGTGCAAAAGCAACTCCCCTGGTTAAATTGATTATTCTTCGTAAACGGTTGAACTAGATCCAGAACCTTGTCTAGACCAACTTGGATTCAACCCATTCAACTCTAAAATGTCATCCCGTATGTTCTGGTTACGCTTTTCAGTGTTCAGTACCCGACAGAAGCTATTAGTGATAGCAGCCGTGTAATAAGCGAACGGGTTAGCAGATTTGGCTTCGTTGAATCGTAAACCTACGTAAGTCAGTTGAAGAATAGCACTGTTACGCATTTCATCATTGTATGTATAGCCACGCCAATTGTATTTCATTGCGTACTTTTCACACATCATGATGTACATTCGGGCTAGTTTGTTTGTAATCTGCCCATGATCTTTTGTGAAGTATCCCTCTGTCAGCCCACCTGTCCAATGACTCTTGCCTACACAATAGAATGAATTGTTCTCGTCAATCTTGTAATGTTGGAACGGAGGGAAATTGACTTTGACATGCACCATGTCATCGACTTCGGCTTTGGTTGTAGTATCTTCTAAGTCAGCAAAAATTTCGTCAGGATCAACTTCCTCGAACTCGAAAATGTCTTTTGCTGTTTTCTTTTTGACTGTTTTTCTAGGTTGTTTCTGTGAAACCGGGACATGATCCCAAGTCATAATACGAAACATCAAGTCAGTGACTGGGATAGATAATGGATCAGTTGTTCCCTTTGCTAGTCCTTGCTCTATATCTAATCTAGCTGCCCTAGTCTCACGGGCTTGTTGAATTATTTCAGGGGAGAACGCATGTTCGAATGACTTTTCTAGAGGTTCTTGAGGCATGTCTACGATGTAATCGTACTGATGATATTCAGGTTTAGTGAAGTAACAATACGTTGTTTTGCTTTCGTGAATCTCTTTTAGAATGTCTTTGTTGTTAAGGTAATTAACCGGTTTTTTAGATGGTAAACTCATAGGGTCCTTGTAGTTATTTGCTGTAGAATAGCACAATCGTTGCTGAAAAGCAACACTTAGGGTTAGGAAAAGGTAAAAGACGCACTATATTTATCAGATAAATATACATAAGGAAAACTATTATGCCACTAGGACTACAAGGACAAATAGATCAAACCCAACAGCAAGCGACTGCTCAGGACCAAGCTAATTTCTCACAATACAGAGATTGGCGTGTAATTCTCAGTCTGGCTCCTGAATCTTCCGGGTATCTATACAAGGCGCCCAATCCGGGCATTTTATCGCCACTGGCTTTGACGGATGGAGTGATCTTCCCTTATACTCCTCAAGTCGCAGTGCAATACTCTGCAAGTTATGATCCTACTGAAATAACGCATAGCAACTATAAGATTTTTCAATACAGATCAAGTTCAGTGGACTCGGTTTCTATAACTGGAGACTTCACTGCACAGGACACATATGAAGCAAACTACATGCTTGCAGTGATTCACTTCTTTAGATCAATCACTAAGATGTTCTACGGTCAAGATCAGAACCCTAGAAACGGCACCCCTCCACCATTGTGCTACTTGTACGGACTAGGGTCGTTTCAGTTCAATAAACACCCCCTAGCTATTACTGGATTTAATTATAGCTTACCCAATGATGTTGACTATATACGTGCTAACGTATCAAGTGTGGAGAATCCCGGGGCAGCTAGTGGTCAATACTCTAACAATCCTACTAACATAAGAACAGCATCTTCAGGTATAAGCCCAGGTGGTGTACCAAATCCCCCTCAATGGGCACTGAATCAAGCAAATAGTTCCGGCGCAGGCTCAGACGGTCCGACATACGTACCTACTAAAATGCAAATACAAATCAATGCTATACCGATCATCAGTCGTAGAGACATTAGTGAAAACTTCAGCTTGGAGCAATATGCTTCAGGGAGATTGTTGCTTGGCTCTAATAATAATGCAGGCGGAGGTATCTGGTAATGGCAACTACTAACAACGGCACATATCCAACAACCAGTCCTTACTATATGACTGATGTTGTCAACAAGAAATTCTTGGATGTAATGACAAATCGCACTGTACCTGCATTGAGTTCAGATGTTTTCTGGGCTATTACTCCGGTATATGAATTCAGACCTGACTTGCTAGCATATGACTTGTATGCTGATAGTAGACTATGGTGGGTATTTGCACAACGAAACCCAAACAGACTTAAAGATCCGTATTTTGACTTTGTTGCTGGAGTAGAGATATACCTACCCAAGATGGATACACTAAAGAAAGCATTGGGCATTTAATATGGCAGAACCGATATACGATGCAATGGGTAACTTCACTGGGATGTACGCAGACGAGACTCCTGTGCAGCCGGCCCCTGCAACTGCTGATCCAGAAACATCAAATACTGGAACAACACAATCTGGATCATCGGGGTCAGACATAACTGGGTCTCTTGTTGGGATAAGACAGTACAATCCATTGAGTCGTTACTCAAGCTATACATACCAGATATCATTGTACATGATAACCCCGGATGCATATGATGAGTTTAACAATAGCGGTAGAAAAAACGTATTTCTAACAAACAACAGCAACAGAGAAGGTGCTGGAGCATATCTAATTGCACAAAGCGGTGGTATAGAAGATCCGTCATACAGAGCGCCCGGCTTCCATTTCGACTATTTCATCGACAACCTAACGATAACATCTGCTCTCAATGGATCGGGTTCAGGTGGTCCAACTAGTAACGTTGACTTCACGTTTACGATAACAGAAGCATATGGCTTCTCATTCATCACGAATTTGAAACGAGCTAAACAAGCATTAGATCAGTATTCTAAAACACAAAATATTAAAGAAAGTGTTAACGCTAGTAGGCAATTCTTCATTCTAGGGATCAAGTTCTTAGGTTATGATGCAGCAGGTGTTCCAATAACTCAGTCTAACCTTTTAGGAGATGAAACTGATCCTACGTTCCAACGCTTCTATGACATTCTATTGACTGACATAAAATTCAAAATTGACGGTAAGACGGTAGTTTATAACATCAAGGCAGCACCCAATGCGATTACAGCGGCAGCAGGGCAAAAACGAGGAGTTATTGATAAGGGTGCTAACCAACTATCAGGTAATACAGCAGGTGACATCCTCAATAAGCTAATGGCTAAAGTCACTAAAGACCAAGAAGATGATGTAAAAGCAAATAAGAGAGAATTTGCCAATACTTATTCAATTGAATTCTTCGGGGATGCTGACCAAATTGCCGCTTCAACAATTGTTAGTTCTGCTGACTTAGACAAGATCAAATGGCCAATGGGCACCCCCACAGACAAGACAACAGTAAACGATAGTCTTGCCATCAAAGCACAGCCCAATAGCAAAGAACGTATCATGGCATTCAACCGTGATACACCAATTCTACAAGCAATCACTAGCGTTATCAAACAAAGTGACTACTTGGTTAATGGTTTGAAAACAGTATATTCTACTGATACTGAACCCGATCCTAAAACTAATTCACAATCTGCCGAAAAGATTGATAGCAAAAAGAGATTAAAGTGGTTCAGTGTTGTTCCTAAGATTTCAAACACTAAGTTCGATACTAAACTGAAAGACTGGGTTTTTGATATCACATATCAAGTAAAAACCTACGAGATTCCTATTCTAAAATCAGCATATGCTGACAACACAACTCCGTACTATGGTGCAGTGAAGCGGTATGAGTACTGGTGGACAGGTAAGAACTCCGAAATCATCAAGTACGAACAAGCGATGAACAACACTTACTTCACGGTAGCATTATCCGGTGAAGATGCTTCTAGTGCTGCTACCGGTGGCAACGCACAAATTCCAATGGTTGTTGGTAAGAGACAGAAAGCAGACCGTCTAGGTAAACTAGATGTAGGTATGGAAGCTCAGAACAGTGTTGTCACTGACATAACAGATCCAGGTGCATGGGCAGAAGCTAAAATTGAAATCTTAGGAGATCCTGATTGGTTATCTAATCCACAGCCTGCAGAAGGGGACGATAAATCATTCTATGGTCCTGATGGATACACTATTGATGCTAGTGCCGGACAAATTTTCATCGAAATAAAATTCTTAGAAGCAGTTGATTACGATCACGGTAAAGGCGTCATGAACATCAATGACAAGATTATGTTCTTTGATTATCCAGTTGCTGTAGTTAAACAATTAGATGGGGCAATTAGCTATCAAGTCGTTAACGTAAAGCATAGCTTTAGGGGTGGCAAGTTTACACAAGAATTGACATGTAACATAAACACTTTCCCTAACGTAGAAGGGCCTAAAATGTCCGAACAAGCACGTGAGGATGCAGCAAACGAAGATTACAATGACACCGAGATGCAAAGATTGCAGAATAAATCAACTGGTCTTGCAACTGATCCTGCGTCTACTGGTGGATCAAGTGGTGCATCAAAGGCAGTTGAAACTCCGACACAGGGTCCAGATGATGATTTGAATGCAAGTAATCAATACACTGCAATGGGTGATTACGGCGGAGGCAGGGGAATTTAATGGCAGAAGATATTGTAAAACAAGCAGGTGCCTCGTCATCTAGTAAACCAGACGCCGGCGGCGGCGTTGTTAGAAACGTACCTGTACTAGGCATAGTAAAGAACAACATCGATCCAACTCGCACTGGTCGTATTCAAGTATACATATCTGACTTAGGAAGTGATGATCCTGACAATCCAGAAAGCTGGGCAACAGTATCATATATGAGTCCGTTCTTTGGATCAGTCGAACCAACGGCAGCAGATACAGGTGAAGGTGACTTCACTGCGAACCCTGCAAGCTATGGCGTGTGGAATAGTCCTCCTGATCTAGGTTCTACTGTTATCTGCATCTTCATTAACGGTGACCCTAACTATGGTTTCTACATCGGTTGTGTTCCAAAAGCAGAAGCATTGTTCATGGTTCCTGCAATTGGTTCTAGCAGCAAGGCAGTCATTGGATCAGACGGTGAATCACAAAGCTTAGGTGGTGCTGAACAACTACCTGTTACTAACATTAACACTAACAACGCAGCAATAGCCGATGGTGCAAATTTCTTAGATGAACCAAAACCAGTACACAGTTATCAAGCTTCTATTTTATTCAAACAAGGTTTAGTTCGTGACACATTGCGCGGCACTATCACATCTAGTGCCCAACGTGAAAGCCCCTCACGAATTGGTTGGGGTGTAAGTTCTCCCGGTCGTCCTATCTATGCAGGTGGATACAATGATACAAGCATTGCACAAGCAGCCGTTGATGGCAAAGATGATAAAGGAATGTCAGTCATCTCACGCAGAGGTGGACATTCTATTGTACTAGACGACGGTGATCTAACAGGTAAAGATCAGTTAGTAAGAATACGTTCCGCTGCCGGACATCAAATTTTAATGAGCGATGATGGTCAGACTATCTTCATCATTCATAGTAATGGTCAGTCATGGGTTGAGTTGGGCAAAGAAGGCACAATCGACATGTTCTGTACGAACAGTTTTAACGTCAGAACACAAGGTGATATCAACTTCCATGCAGACAAAGACATTAACATTCACGCTAAAAAGAAGCTGAATATCAAAGCCGAAGATATCTATATCAACTCTGAAAAGAGTACAAAACACCTGATCGGTAGTGATTACAACATTGAAACTACAGGAACACACGGGCATAAAGTAGGTGGGTCATTCAGTTTAGAATCAGGTGGTGAGGGTAGTTTAGTATCAGGTGGTGTATTCTATATAAACGGAAGCAAAGTTAACTTGAATACAGGGCAAGGTGCAGCACCTGCAGCAGTGGCACCATTGACAGATAAGACCCATACTGACACTATGTTTGATAGTGTCAAGGGCTACTTGGCTGCACCCGGAACACTCAAGACAATCGCAACAAGAGCACCTGCACACTCGCCGTGGGCAAACGCCAACCAAGGCGTCGATGTTGAGACTAGTCCAAACGCATCAGACAACTTACCGTCATCACCAAGTTCAGCAGTACAAAGCGCAAACGATGCAGCCGCAGCAGCACCTACTAGCACTCCAGTTGCTCCGGCAGCGTTAGCTACTGTTCCTGCTGTACCAGCAGCGAGTGCGGCTCTAGACCAACAAGCAACTGGTTCTATGCTTGGTGCTGTTGCAACGAATGCAGCCACTGGTCCTGCTATGGACGCAGTACAACAAGGTGCTGGCATAGTTCAAACTGCAACTGCAGGGGCTCAGGCAGCAATCGGCTCGTTCGCACAAAGCCCTGCACAGTTAGAATCAGCAGGATTCTTAAAACCAGGCTCATCATCTCTAGTAGATTCTTTGGTTCAAAGCGGAGCACCGTTATCACAAGCAATGCCTAGCAACTTGTTTACTGGTAAAGACGGGGTAGCAAGTCTAACATCATTCGTCAACAATCCTACTGCACAAGCATCAGGAATGATATCGAACTTCCAGCAATCACAGACTGCATTGACAAGTGCAGGTTTAATGTCAGGAAAAGAATCATCAGTTTCCATTGCTGGTATGGTTATGGCAGGAGCAACTGCAGGGGTGAACAACACTATTAATGCAGTCAAGAATCTAGGAACATTAGCATCTAACATTTCGCTACCAAACAGCATAGGACTTCCTGGAATAACTAATCCAGTTACTAGTGCAATCAGTTCTGGTAATTTTGCAGCAGGATTGGCACAGTCTAGTACTGGTGGCTTAGGTTCTATTTTGAATACAGCATTACCTGTTGCAGGGTTGATTGCAGGATCGAAACTAAATGCTAGAGGAGCAAGCGCAGCCGCATTCGGTGTGATTGCAGCATCTATCGCAACACTGCCAAAAGGTCCTGTAAACTTGAAAACAAATGCGTCATTGAACATCGATAGTGCATTAGCAAGGGCAACTGACTTGAAGGGGGCCGCAAGTATTCTAAAAACTACTGGTCAGATCCTAGGTGGAAACATAGGCAAAGTGACCGGAGCAGTAGCCGGCGGCTTAACTGCAATTGATAGATTGAACGGTGCAAAAACACCAAGTCAAGGTCTAGCAGGTTTGACGGGCGTAATCGGAAGCTTGGGCACGATTGGGTCTGCATTGGGCAATAAGTCAATAGCAAAAGCAGCAAGAGATGTAAACTCTATCATTGGCGTTTCTACTCAGATTAACCGTAACTTGGGTGTTATTGCTAACGCTAGAAATGCATCACAGGCACTTGGTGGTATACTAGGTGTACTAGGTGGAATCGGTAGGGGTGGCACTGTATTTGGTAATAAGAAGCTAGCAAACACTACACGTAAGATTGGTAGCGTTGTAAGTAATACCGGAAATATCTTTAGGGCAGTGGATGTTCTAGCGACAAGCAAGAACATCAACACAACACTAGGAGCATATGGTTCTATCCTAAATTCTGCAGGTAGAATTGCCGGAGTGTTTAGCAAGAATAGCAGAAGTAGTGGCTTATTTGGTATACCGGGCGGACAACTAAGTGTTGGTTCGATTGTCAATAAATCTCTAGGATCTTTGGGCGTACCAAAGAACCCAGCATTGAACGCAATCATCACAAACGCAGTGACCGCATCGATTAACAAGATAGCGTTCCCAACAGCAGTCAAGGGAATGACTGGTGCTGGTATAGCTGCAGGATTAAGCATGCCTTCTGGCTTGCCTAATGTCTCTAACCAGATAACACAGTCGTTGACTGGACTACAAGCACAGGGTCAAAACTTGACTACACTTGCTTTGGGAGATTTGAGTGCAGGGGAAGCTGGTCCATTGAATGCGGCCATGTCAGCGATTGGATTCGGTGGTGCCGGAGCATTACAGATGCCTACTATCGGATTGAACACCAATGATATGTCAGAAGTAGAAGCACAGATGACCTCATTGTTGGGTGATCCTAGAATTCCTGCACCGAACTTCGGTGATGATAACGAATCAGCAGTTGCGGTCTTAGAGCAATTCTTGCAACAAAATGAGCAGGTTGATTCTATGTTTGCAGAAGTCGATGATCTAGCTACACAAGTTATCTCAGCAAGAGAAGAATTCTACGCACTAGAATTGTCACTTCCTGCAGGAGACCCAGAAGTAGCAGCAGCAAGAGAGGAATATGTTGCAATGAGCCAAGAATTACAAGCCAAACTAAATCAGATTGACAATCTAATTAGTGACTATGGCGACTCATCAGTAGCATAAATATTATCATGCCACAATATATCGGATTCAGCACAATCAACAGCAATGTCCCTAGGACAACTAATGCACCGACGGGCAACGACGGGGGAGTCGGCGGAGTAACTAAATCAGTGAACACAGGAAAGAAGTTTCGTTTGGTTGATACTCCCCTTGTTGTTAGAGACTTTCTTAATGCATTGAACATTCCCCAAGGGCAGAAAGTCGGACAACCTCAATACGGTACGACTCTCTGGTCCTTTGTATTTGAGCCGAACACTGCCGATACTCAGTACAAGTTAGAAAACGAACTAAGGCGCGTGGCCAGCTTAGATCCAAGATTACTGGTCAACACAGTCAAAGCATATCCCCAAGAAAACGGGATTCTAATCGAAATGGAGATCGCCGTAGCTCCATTCAACCAAGCACAATTATTAAGTGTATTCTTCAGCCAGGCAGCAAATAGAGCAAGCATTCAAGGCTAACCGAAAAAAACACGGTTTTTAGGTATGATAAATACTATAAAGAGATATACCTATGGCTACAAGTTCAAGACAATCAGCATTATTTGGCGTCAACGATTGGCAAGCAATCTACCAAACCTTTCGTGAAGCCGATTTTAAAAGCTATGATTATGAGACTTTGCGTAAAAGTTTCATTGATTACTTGCGTGTGTATTACCCGGAAACATTCAATGACTTCATTGAATCATCGGAATTTATCGCCCTACTTGACGTTATAGCCTTCATGGGTCAGGGTCTTGCTTTCCGCAATGACGTTAACACCCGTGAAAACTTCATCGATACCGCTGAACGCCGCGACTCTGTTATCAAGCTAGCCAATTTAGTCAGCTACACTCCTAAGCGTAACCTAGCTGCCCAAGGATATCTAAAAGTAGTCAATATCCAGACTACCCAAAACATTACAGACTTGAACGGTGTCAACTTAGGTAATCTTCCTATTCTTTGGAATGATCCTGCTAACCCAAATTGGTTGGAACAGTTCAACACAATTATCAATGCTGCACTGGTCGATACTCAGCGTGTAGGTCGTCCTGCAAACGTAGCAGATTTGCTAGGTGTTACTACCAGCGAGTACACACTACGTATCCCAAATAACACATTGCCAATCGTTCCGTTCAACTCAACAGTTGACGGTATCAATATGAACTTTGAGCTATGCAGTGTAACCAGCGTAGATGCTGATTACATGTACGAGATTCCTCCAGCTCCAAGCGGTAGATTCAACATGCTATATCGTAACGACAAATTAGGTTACGGCAGCCCAAATACTGGTTTCTTCTTCTACTTCAAGCAAGGAACATTGCAGAATTATGATTTCAATTTGCAACAGCAAATCAGTAACCAAGTCATTAACATTGACATTCAAGGTGTCAACAACGAAGATACCTGGTTGTATCAACTAAACGCTAACAACGGCAATAGAACACTGTGGACAAAAGTAGATAACATCTATGCTGATGCGTACCTACAAAACACTACTAGCAACAGAACTATTTTCTCGGTGAATTCACGATTCAACGATCAAGTAAGTTATGTGTTCGGTGACGGTGTGTTCAGTCAGATTCCAGTAGGATCATACAGAGCTTATGTACGTGCAGGAAATGCACTAACTTACACAATCGATCCATCAGAGATGCAAGGTATCACTGTATCTTTCAGCTATGTTAACCGTTTGGGCAAGACAGAGATTCTAACACTTGGATTAGAGCTTCAACTTCCTGTGTCAAATGCACAGGCACGTGAACCATTGGCACAAATCAAACAGCGTGCTCCTACAAGATATTATACACAGAATCGTATGGTTAACGGTGAAGATTACAACAACTTCCCATACACCTTATATAGTTCTATTATCAAGTCAAAAGCTATCAACCGTTCAAGTATTGGTGTCAGTAAGAACCTAGATATTCTCGATCCTACAGGTAAGTATTCAAGCTTGAATTCTTTTGCGACTGACGGAGCATTATGGCAAGATGATACTAATGGTTATGCCAACCTAACTATCAACACAGTTGGTAACATCATTACATTCTTGACAGATACGTTGGGTAGTGTGTTATCTAGTAACCGTGTCGTTCAATACTATACACAAAACTTTAACCAATACGCAATTAATAGTGCATCAGGCGATGGTACTGTTTATTGGAATGCAAGCACAGTAGATGCCAACTCGTTGACTGGTTATTTCTTTAACATTACTGATGGTAGCAATACTTCAATTCCAATTGGCACCTATTCAACGAATAATGTCAAGTACATTACACCGGGCGCATTGGTAAAATTCATTGCACCTAGTGGATTCTACTTTGATACTAACAATCGTTTAGTAGCTGGCATCGCAGGCCCAAGCAATCAAACATTTATTTGGACAACAGTATTGTCAGTTATTGGTGACGGATATAACAACGGACAAGGTAACTTTGCTAACGGAACCGGTCCAGTAACCCTTAACGGTTATGTACCTGTCGGTGCAATCTTAACTACAGTTCTACCATCGTTTGATAACTCATTGTCTAACGAAATCGTACAAGAGTGTATCATTCGCATGGAGTTGCAACAGAACTTCAGCTTAGTATTCAATAACTCATACACTGTTGCACAGGATCGCTGGTCAATCGAACAATATGATAACGCAAATTGGTTTGTTCGTTTCCAAAGTGATAGCGGCGGTCGCTATACTATTACCTATCGCTCATTGCGTTACTATTTTGGTAGTGTGTCTGATACCCGCTTTAGTTATGAGCGTGACAAGTTAGTGTACGACCCATTCAGTGGTAAAATCTTGCAAGACTTTGTTAAAGTTCTTGCTACTAACACACAACCAAACAGCAACTATCCATTAGCTAAAGATGTTTCAGTAAACATCGTTGGACAGACAGTTGAGAGCGATGGATACATTAATGACTTTGAAGTTGAAGTTGCAAGTAATGACATTAACAATCGCGGTTTGATTGTAAATCCAGACTTCTTCCAAACAGTGACTGGCTATACAACTGGCGGTGCTAACACAGGCATTTATGTATTCTTTGAATTGATTCAAGACGCTATCAGTTTGACAAGATATCAGATTGTTCCTACTAGCGATGTGGTTCAGTATCAAACAAAGACACAGATTGAAGTTGCAAAGTATGACTACCCAGAAGGTCAGTTGTTCTATGCATACGGAGAGAACACATTTTGGACTACAATCCAAGACGATACTGTTCAAACACCGTATTATATTTTGACAGAGCAACCACAGTATTCAATGAAGCCGGGGCGTCAAGGTCTACAATATCAATATCGTCACAATAGCAACAACACAACACGTATTGATCCTGCAACAACCAACATCATTGACTTGTACGTAGTGACACAGGCTTACTATACACAATATCAAAACTATATTAAGGATACTACCAACACAGTACCTATGCCACCCAAGCCAACTATTAATGAGTTGTCAGAGGCATACGGTGGACTCAACAATTACAAAATGTTGAGTGATAGCGTGGTATTAAATAGTGTAGTGTTCAAGCCTTTGTTTGGTCCTAAAGCAGATTCTGCATTAAGAGCAACGATTAAAGTTATCAAGGCGTCCAACACGAATGCAAGTGATAGTGAAATTCGCAGTTCAGTACTAGCAGCAATGAATACATATTTTGATATTAACAATTGGAACTTTGGAGACACGTTCTACTTCTCCGAACTAAGCGCATACTTACACGATCAAGTAGGTGAGTATATTAGTTCGGCAGTACTTGTTCCAAATGATCCTACAATGAAGTTCGGAGACCTTTATGAAATAAAATGTGCACCATACGAAATTTTCGTTAATGCGGCAACTGCTAATGACGTATTAGTTATCGCATCGCTCACACCAGCAGAATTACAAATAGCATAAGTATTATATTATGGCATCGAGAATTAGAACATTAAACTTCTTACCAGAAGTATTTCAAACTACAACTAACAGCCAGTTTTTGGGTGCAACATTAGATCAAATTGTTCAGCAGCCGGAAACTAAACGTATCGAAGGTTACGTTGGTAGTAGATTTGGTTATGGTGTAAACGCTAAGAATTACTACGTCACTGAACCTAACAAAACAAGAACCGATTATCAATTAGATCCAGGTGTTGTCTTCACTAAGACAAACGAATCAGTCGCAAAAGACTTTATCAGCTATCCTGGTATGTTAGATGCATTGAATCTTGAAGGTGGGTTGACACAAGATAACAACCGTCTATATAACAGTCAGTTCTATTCTTGGGATTCGTTCACCGACCTAGACAAGATTATCAACTTCAACCAATACTACTGGATCCCACAAGGTCCTGCTAGTGTTGTTGTTTCTAGTGAAACTGTGTTCTCGTCTAACGAATATAACGTATACGATCTTCCTAGTGGTTACAATATTGTTCCTGTAACCTCTTCTGAAGGCCAAGGCACAACCAACCCAACATTAACATTGTTGCGCGGTGGTACATATACATTTGCAGTAAACCAAGATACTCAATTCTGGATTCAAGGTCGTCCTGGCGTTACTGGTTATGATCCAACTCAACCAAACGTACAGACACGTGATGTATTAGGTGTTGACAATAACGGAACAACGCAAGGTATTGTGACATTTACTGTTCCTCCTAAAGATGCACAAGACGACTACAACTTTCCGGGTAACAACTTAGTGGATGTTGTTAGTACACTTCCTTTTGCACAAGTCAATGGTGCAAGATTAGCAGACTTAGGTGGCATCGATGGTGTAACATCATTAGATGGATTAACCGTAATGTTCTACAATACAGGTATTCCAAATGAAGTTGGATATGTATCTAACTTCTTCGACTATACTCCCTTCGATTATAACGATGATCTAACTCCTCTACAGTCTATTACTGTTACTGCAACCACAGCATCAACAGATGCTATCACTTGCAGCAGTACCGCAAACTTAGCAGTAGGAAATGCTATTATTTTCAATGGTAACCCATTCGGTGGGTTAGCAGCTTATTCTACAACTCTACCAAACACAATTTATTACGTAGAGTCTATCATTAACTCTACTCAGTTCACTGTTTCTACAACAGTCGGTGGCTCTGTATATCCATTGTCCAATGGTTCTGGTACAATGACAGCAATCTCTAACCAAGGTCTATATGAGCAAGGTTACTACACAAACGTAAATGAAAATTTCTATACTATTCAGTACCTAGGTGATCCTTCTGATCCGGTTATACGTTTGAAGCAAGCTAACGAGATTCCTACTAACCAAAAGATTACTGCAACTTACGGTACACAGTGGGTAGCTAGGGCATTCTACAAGAATCCGTCTGGTGTTGTACTATTAATCCCTTATCTAAGCGCACAACTTGATACTTTATACTACCAAGACGGTACATTTGCAGATAAGGTGGGTGTAATTAGACTAATCGAAAGTAACGTACTAAACACCCTAGATGTTGAGACAGACATTTTAGGTAAAGCGCAATATACTGCAACTAATGGAGTAGTATTCACTAATGGATTGAAAGTTACTTTCCAAGGTGATGTGTTCCCTGTAAAATATCTATCAGGTGAATATTATGTTGAAGGTGTAGGTACTGCAATTGAGCTACTACCAGTAGAAGATTTTGTTGCTCCTGAAAGTTTCACAGCTAGCACTTATGTTCCATGGGATACAATTGGATGGGATGCTGCTAACTGGGAAGGTGATTCATATGTTCCAGTGAACCCTGAGTACATTACTATCGCTAGAAATTCTATGGATAAGAATGCATGGTCACGTAGTAATCGCTGGTTCCACATTGACGTTATCAACGCAACTGCGACATACAATAACAATCCTGATTTATTGACGTTATACACCAACGAAAACTTTAAGGCTAAGCGTCCTATCATCGAATTCTATCCTAATTTGAAACTGTTCAACTCAGGTTCAGAAGGAAAGGCTCCTGTGGATTTTATTGACGTAAGAACAACTGATGCATTCAGCTTGGTCGCAGGTAAACAAAACTACTATCCTGACGTTGAAGTATATACTGGGTATAGTGCAACAATCACATCAACTAACTACACACCTATTCGTGCCTTTACAAGCGCAAGTGCATCAACCGACATATTTACTACTACGACCGGTACTACTGGTTTCCAAGTAAATGACTTGATCGTATTTGACGGCATCACACTAGATCCTACCATTCAAGACGGCAAATCATATTATATTGCTGAGGTAGTTTCTGGTACTCAGTTTAAAATTTCTGCTACTAAAGGTGGAAGTGTGATCGGTCCTGATAGCAACCTAGGTGCAGGCGGCAACATCATTTGGTCTCCTTTGAGTACTACTGTAACCGTTGCAGCGGATGAAATCACTGGAACATTTACTGTAGGTCAGTATGTTAAAGATTCAACTAACGCACTTCCACGCAATGCACAGATTGCCTCAATAACCGGCACAACAAATTTAACGTTGACAGTTGAATGGGACGAAGGTTCAAAATATTTCGCACAACAGACAAATGCATCTATCATTGGTACTGATACTACAAACGACAACTATGCTTTGTTCGATGGAGCCACTGTTATCTTTACTGCCGACACAGATGCTAACGTAAGAAACAAAGTGTATGTTTCACGTTTCTCCGCTATCACTGGATCATCAACACCGATCATTACATTGACAGAAGCTAAAGACGGTGAGGTTTATCCAAATCAACAAACAGTTGCATTGCGCGGATATTTCAATAATGGTAATGAGTTCTGGTTCGATGGAGCAGAATGGATTGAGGGTCAACAAAAGACAACATTGAATCAACCACCGTTGTTTGATATTTTTGACGAAAACCAAGTTAGCTTGGGAGACCCACTAGTCTATGTGGGAACATCGTTCACTGGATGTAAGTTATTCAGTTATGGAATCGGTACAGGATTAGATGATTCTGTTTTGGGATTCCCTATCAGATATAGTTCAGTAGACAACGTAGGCGATATCAGCTTTGATGTTTCGTTGAACTCTGATACCTTTGACTATGTTAAGGGCACAGAACCAATTACACAAAATGTAAACACTGGGTACGTTTATCAGTATCTAACTAGAGACACATACAAACGTCAAATCGGTTGGCAGACTGCTCTGTCTCCTAGTGTACAGTATCAATTGTTCTCGTTTGATTTTGATCCGTTGAACCCTGCCACATCATATGTATGTGATATTGCTAAATCTTCTAGTACCAGTACTAACTGGCCTACAATCGATGTGTTTATTAACAACGTAGCGTTACAGCACAGCGAGTATACTGTTACCGTCGGACCAAATTCAACTACTGTTGTATTGAACGCAAATCCTGTAACAGAAACTGTAGTGCAGATTGCATTGTTGAGCAATCAAGTAAGCCCAACTGCGTACTATTCTATTCCTGTTAATTTGAATAACAACCCATTGAATGCTGACATTACAGTAGCTAACGTCGGTGACATTCGTGGTCAGTATCAGAGCGCATTCTACAACAATCCAAACACTGTTGGAAAAGCATTCGGTCCTAACAACTATCGTGACTTGGGTAACATGGTTCCATGGGGCGACAAGATCATTCAGAATAGCGCAAGCTTGGTATTGCCTGGAGCATTCCTACGCAAACAAGAACACAACCTATTCAACGCATTGTTGTTCAATGACAGAGAATACATAAAGTTCAAAAATTTGTTGGTCTACACTGTACAAAATAGTGACTATTCACAACGATTCAATCCATCGGTCATGCTTGACGATGCATTAGATCAGATCACTGCATCGAAAGATAACAGTCAGCCATTCTTCTGGTCTGATATGTTACCAAGCAAGTCAGCATACATTTCTAATACCTATTCATTTGCAAATAGTTTAGATGTTTCTATCTATCCATTGTCTAGAGTCTATGATTTTAAGACAGCAAACTACTACGGTGTTCTTGTTTACTTGACTAGAACAGTAAACGGTGTTACCTCAACACAACAGTTGATTAAGAATCAAGATTATAATGTAAGCGAAACATCACCTTCATTGACAGTTACAACTGACCTGTTACCAGGCGACGTTGTTACTATCAAAGAGTACAATCAGACATACGGATCATATGTTCCTAATACTCCTACTAAGTTAGGTCTATATCCTGCATATACTCCTGAAGTCGTATTAGATAGCGATTACAATGAACCTACATACTTCATCAAAGGTCACGATGGTTCATACAACAAGTTATATGGTGATTATGATCCTACAACTGGTTTGCTAGTAGACTTCAGAGACCAAGTTCTGTTAGAATTTGAACTACGTGTTTATAACAACTTGAAGATTAGCTCAGAAATACCTATCAAAGAATATGAAGTATTACCTGGCTTCTTCAGAGAAACTGACTATTCATATGCTGACTGGTTATACATCTACTCTCCTAACTTCTTAAGTTGGGTTGGTCAGAATAGACTAAACTATAAGACACAGTATTTCAATAGTGCAAACAAGTTCACTTACAACTATTCACAAAGTGGAAATGCTGTAGACAAAGCACCGATCAGTCAAGGTTATTGGAGAGGTATGTATCAGTATTTCTACGATACCACAACTCCAAATACTACACCATGGGAAATGTTGGGCTTCACTCAAATGCCTACATGGTGGACAAATCGTTATGGTCCTGCTCCATACACTAGCGATAACTTAGTGTTGTGGAACGATCTTGCAGAAGGTATTAACTGGAATAACGGTGATCCGTTCGTTATACCTGAAGCAGTACGTGATGGATTATTAGACATTATCCCGGTTGATACTGCGGGTAACTTGTTAGCTCCGATCGATTCAATCGTTGGCAGTTACAATCAGAAATTATTCCAACGTGATTGGAAAGTAGGTGACGCTGGCCCGGTAGAATTTAGTTATCGCCGTAGTTCTAGTTACCCATTCGACTTGATGAAGATTATGGCTTTGATGAAGCCGGCTAAATTCTTTAACTTAGGTGTTGACGTAGACCACTACAAGTACAATGCTGAATTTAACCAATACTTGGTTAACAACAGAAGCCACTTGAAAATGAGTGACATTGATGTATATGGTTCTGGTACCGCAGTGACAAGCTATATTAACTGGGTCGTTGACTATGAAAAACAAGTAGGCATTGATGCTACAACAAACATCACTGAAATGCTAAACAACATGGATGTACGTTTGGTATATCGTTTGGCTGGCTTCAGTGATAAGACCATGTTGAAGTTCTATGTAGAAAAGTCAACAGCAAATAGTAACAATAGCTCATTGTTGATTCCTGACGAAAGCTATCAGGTTCTTTTGTACGATAATCAACCATTCAACAGAATCAGCTATTCAGGTGTTGTCGTGCAGATAGCACCTAACGGTGGATACACTGTGTTTGGTAACTCACAAACTGTCGCATACTTCAAGACATTGAAACCTAAGTTTGGTGGAAACTATGCATCAATTGACGTAGAGAAGCTATCCGTTAAGATTACACCGGACCACTTCGATCAAATTCAACTAGTACCTTACAATACTACGTTCTATACTGTACAAGAAGTTGCACAGTTCTTGGCTGACTACGGTGCCTATCTAGTTAGTTTGGGTATGCAGTTCCAAGACCTAGAGAACGAATTAGAAATCAACTGGAATCAGATGATTGCTGAGTTCATGTACTGGGCACAAACTGGTTGGGCTGCCGGCAGCATCGTCACATTGAATCCTGCTGCAAAGAGCTTGGTCATTAACAAAGACAGTAATATTGTACAGCCACTAACCATTCAACAATCTAACTTTGTGTTGAATCAAAACTTGTATCCTATTCAATTGAATGACATGTCTATTGTTCGTCAGGATACTGAGTTCAGAGTTACTGCATTGAACCAAGGTGATGTAATGTCTTATGGTCAATTCAACCTAAGTAACTTTGAACATGGTATTGTTTTTGATAACGAAACATTGTTCGGTGATGTGCTTTACAACTTGACTACAGGTCTGCGTCAGAACAGAATCTCATTGAGAGGTACCAAATCCGCTAACTGGAATGGTACTGTCAATGCAGCAGGTTTCATCTACAACCAAGACAACGTTAAGCCATGGTCTAGGACTGCAAAATATACCAAAGGTGAAATCGTAACATACAAGAACAAGTATTGGGTAGCTACTAAAATAATCCAAGCGAGTGAAACCTTTAATGAAGCAGACTGGAAGAGAACAAACTATGATGAAATTCAGAAAGGTTTGTTACCTAACGCAAGTACACGTAGCTACGAAAGCACATTGTACTATGATTCAACACAAGCTAACCTAGAGAATGATGCTGATCTATTAAGCTATAGCTTGATTGGATACCGTCCACGTGATTATCTAGCACTTGCAGACTTGACAGACATTACACAAGTAAACGTTTACAAGAACATGATTAAGGAAAAGGGTACATTGAATGCAGCGAGTGCATTCAAAGGTGCAAACTTACCTCAAGGTGGTATTGATTATGATGTTTATGAAAACTGGGCAATTAAAGCAGGTGAGTTTGGTGGCGTATTAAACAACAACTTCATTGAATTCAAAGTCAATGAAAAATACATGACTGGTAATCCAGCAATTGTTGGATTGACCGATGGCATATACAACGTAGGTGTACAACAAGAAGTACCGTTGTATTCATTGTTCAATTACGGTCGTCCTATAACATCAGTGGATGCATTGCCTACTACAAGTACCAATGAACCTTCAACTGTATACCCTGATGCAGGTTATGTAAACTTCAACGATGTTAAGATGTCCGCATTCTACTATGCTCAGATGCCTTTTGCAATCAATAAGAGTGGTGTAGTAGTTCCTATCGAGAACTTCTATGTACGTGACTATGTTTGGTTGGCTAATTACCTAGAAACATGGCAAGTATATACTACTGCGGCAATGGGTCAAGTAACTAATGCAAAGAACAACTTGAACGACACTGTTACTATTACGTTCAAGACTCCGCACAATCTAACACAGTATCAACCATTTGCAATCGTAAACTTTGACGTTGCAATTGACGGGTACTATCTAGCAACTATTGTTATCGACCAATACAGAGTTTTAGTATCTAAGACTCTTGATTCCGGTATCAAGAACATAACAGGTGAAGGTATTGCGTTGAAATTTACCTCTCAACGTGTAGCGACACCTAATGAAATTAACACATTACCATTGACAGATGCCGAGTTCAGAAAGAATACAGTATGGGTCGATACAGCATATGATGGCTCATGGGGTGTCTATAGAAAGTCTATAAGCTATCAACTTGAAAACCAGCTAACAAAACAATCCAGTGAATCATTTGGTAGCGCAGTAGCAATCAATGACCAAGTTGGATATTTGGTTGGTGACGCTGATGCAGGTCAAGTATACCGTTATACTTACAATGACCTAGCACAAGAGTATCAAATAGCACAGACACTAATTGGCGGCACAAGCTTCGGCAGCACAATCACTTATGCAGGTGATTTGTACGCTATCGCTGAAACAACAGGTTCTACTCGTAGTGTAAAATTATACCAACTACAACAGACTATTACATCCGATGATTTGATATTGATTCAAACATTGACCTATCCATCAGGTGCAACTACTTGGGGAACATCAATTGCTATATCAGGTGACCAAGATTGGATGTACATATCAGACATTGACCAAAATACTGTTCACGTATATGAAAGACTAAACGTACCGACTACTGCTGGTTACTTTGTCGTAGGACAAACTTACACAATTCAAACTGTGGGTACTACTGACTTCGTTGCAGTAGGCGCAACATCAAATGATGTTGGTGTCTCATTCATTGCTACTGGTGTGGGTTCCGGAACAGGTGTTGCTAACAAGACAACATATACAAACGTCACATCTATAGACGGTGATGCACTAGGGTTGACAACTAGCGGTGATAACTTTGGTTACTCCGTTGCTACTGATTATGACGGTGACGAAATCATCATCGGTACTCCTAATCAAAACAACGGTGCTATTGATAACTGGGGTTACACTTATGTGTTCCAACGAATCTATCAAAATGTTGAGATTAACTACAACACAATATCTCCTGCATTCCAAACTTTACAGTTAGCATGGACTCCTACTACTGTATCTAAGACAGTAACTTCTACAAATGCGACTGGTAACAAAGTAACATTGAACAGTGTTTCTGGAATTACAGTTAATGATCCTATCATCTTTACAGGCACATTAACTGGTACTGATATTGCATCTAACAAGGTATACTATGTTGCAAGTATCAACGTACCTAGCACTTATATTACTCTAAAAACATCTAGAGAAAGTACATCAACAGTGACAGTTGCAACCAATGCATCTGTCAGTGCAACCGCTACGGCACAGACAGAACCATTGATCGTTTCTAAGAACGGTACTGTGGTAACTGACAATAATTATGCAGTGATTGACGACTCAATGATTTATACTGGATCATTGAACGCCGGCGATATTGTCAATATAAGCGGACATGAGATTGTATTACTACAAACATTGACAACCGAAGAAGCACCACAGACTGGTTCTCAGTTTGGTATCTCAGTAGACACAAACAACAATGCAAGTGAAATTATTGTTGGTGCCCCATTCCAGTTAGATTCTCAGATGCAAGAAGGTACTGTGTATCGTTATACAGACTCTGGTGCTAAGTTTGGTATGTATATGGGAACAAGTGATTGTAACGTCACTACCACTCGCAAGATACTAATTAATGGTTTCTTGACATTCATCCCTGCAGGTGATGCAGAAGATGTTGCGAACTCTATCAAGAGTGCTAATATAACTAACGTAACTGCCGCAGCAGTTGACGGTAAGTTGGCTATCTATCTATTGAATACTGAAATTTCCCCTCATGACGAGAAGTTATTCTTGGGTATAGTAGACACTGCAACATTATCTGAATTAGGTCTAGAAGTGTTTGTTAAGACACAAGAAATTCTCTGCCCTCACAAAGTAGGTCCTACTCAGTTTGGTTCGGTAGTCAAGTTCAATCAATACGGTAGCTTTGTAGCTAGCGCGCCTACTGGAACTCGCTACTCAGCAACTACCTTCGACTTCTCAGATGATGAAAACCAAGATGATGATACTGTATTTGACAACAACGCAACACAGTGGGTAGACGAAACACCAAACTTTGGTGCTGTCTACATGTTTGACTACATCAGCGAATACAATGAAAGCTTGGCAGCTCCTGGCACATATGTGTATGCACAATCTGTCAACTCACCTAACTTGGTATACTCTGCATTCAACTCATATGACCAAGCAACTGATGTAACATACAACAATCAACCTCGTTACGGTACTGCATTGGACTTCAATGACTTTAGCGTAGCTATCGGTACACCTAACGACACTGGCGCAACCAGTGGAAGTACGTATGCTGGTTCAGTTACTGCATATCGCAACGCCACTAGAGTTCAAGACTGGGCAATCTATCGTCATTCTGCACCGGTTGTAGATATCAACAAAATCTACAACATTCAGTTGTTCAGTGCTGAAACAAACAACACACTAATCAACATGGATTATATTGATCCATTACAAGGTAAGATCCTAGGTGCAGCCCGCGAGAACATTGACGTTGTTTCAAACGTTGACCCAGCAACCTACAACAATGCACCTACAGTAACAGGTGGCATTACATGGGGAGCAGCACAATTAGGCACCGTGTGGTTGAACACAAAAGGTATGCGTTATGTAAACTATCACCAGAATGATGATATTTCATACAACAGTCAATACTGGGGAACACTGTTCCCAGGTAGCGATGTTGCAGTATACAGCTGGATAGCAAGCAATGTATTGCCTGCTGAGTATAGAGGCCCCGGCACACCATTTGATGTCAACTCTTATTCAGTACAGTATGTAATCAATGCAGCTGGTTCCTTGGTACCTACATATTATTTCTGGGCAAGAAATACTAACATGATTTTCTCTGACAATGGTAAGACATTAGCAGACTCAATCATTGCTTCTTATATTGAGAGTCCAAAAGCATCAGGTGTAAGCTACTTTACCCCATTGTTGCCTAGCGTATACGGTCTATATAACAGCGGCGAGTACATCAACGCAAACGATAGTGTATTGCATATTGGCTTTGCTACTGGATCAAATGATGACCCTGCACACTCACAATTCAACTTGATTCGTGATGGGTATGCTAGCGACTTCTTACCGGGCGTACCGTTAGTTTCCGGTGAATCACCTGATAGTTTGTACGACAGACTACTAGATAGTCTTTGCGGTGTTGACGAATTGGGCTCAGTTGTACCTAACCCATACTTACCAAAAGCAGTTCAAGTTGGTATTCTAGCAAGACCTCGTCAGAGCTTCTTTTTGAATAGATTCTTGGCATTGAAGAACTATCTACAATATGCTAATACTGTGTTGGCACAATATCCTATTACAGAAATTAGATATTCTTCTTTCCTAACATCAAGCGGTGAGTTCTATGACACTGCTAATTACTGGCAGTTCATTAACTGGTGGGCTCCTGGTTACAACGACAACACTAAGGCTTCCCTACAAGTTCCTCTATACGCTGATTTGTCTACCCTATCTGTAGTTACTGGTACAATTGTCACTGTAGCTACAAACGGTAACGGTAAGTCAGAAACTTATGTCTACGAAGCAGACGGTACATGGAAGCGTATTGGCTTAGAGAATGGTACAATCGAATTCAAATCATCACTATGGGATTACTCATCAGTGAGACTTGGTTACGGTGACAACTTCTTTGACACTGACACATATGATGTGTATCCAAGTGAAGAAACTCGCAAGATTGTTCGTGCATTGAACGAGCAGATTTATACTGATGATCTAATGATCTATAGAAACAAGAGTTTGGTTCTATTGTTCGAATACATTCAAGCTGAAAGCACAGAGAATCAGAACTATCTACCATGGTTGAACAAGACATCCTTCATCGATGTGGCTCATACTATTCGTGAACTACGTCCTATCGAGGTGTTCCAAAGTGACAACCAAGCATTCTTAGAAGGTTACTTGAATGAAGTAAAACCATATCACGTAGTCATCAAAGAATTCTTGTTCAAGTACACCGGCGAAGAAGTCTTTGCAGGTGACATAACTGACTTTGATTTGCCAGCAAAATACAATAGCTCAATTGGACAATTTGTAACTCCTCAGTTAGTTTACTCTAACTCTAACGGAATCAATCAATTCACACCAGATGATCCCATCTGGCAAGAACCTGAATATTCACAATGGTTCAACAACCACGGTGTATCACTGACTGGTCAAGATAATGTACAAATTACTACATTAGCATCTTACATTTCATTGAATGCAAACGCATTTGCAGTTGACAACGCACAGGGTTTACCAATCAACGGAGTTCTTCAAATCGGAACAGAACAGATTGGTTATGCATCAGTGGATCGTTCATTGAATGTAGTTTCGGGGTTAACTAGAGGTGTAAATGGTACTACCGTTTCTACTCACATTCCGGGTGACTTGATTTATATTAACTTGCCGGCTGTCTTAGTACTAGACGGCGGCCGCGGATATACTGAGCCTCCTAAGGTAACAGCATATATCGATACTACGATTTATCCTGCACCAACTAGAGCAGCAGTGTTAACAGCAGTAATGAACTTGGATAGCGTATTACGTGTTGACGTAGTAGATCCGGGCCAAGGCTACGCTGTATTACCTAAGATCATTATTGATTCTGCCGTTGTAGTTCCTTTTGACGATACTAGTGTTAGCACATTGACAAATACAGTTCAATTGTATGCACCATTGCTACAAACTGGTGACTTGATTCAATACAAAGTTGGAGCAGGTAGCACATCAGTCGGTGGTTTAGAAGATGGTCAGTGGTACTACATAAACGTATTAGAAACAGTACCTTCAGTGACTGTAGGTCTGTATGATAACTATGCAGATGCTATGAACAATCATGATAGATTGTCATTGTTTTCAACTGGATCAGGTTCGTTCACATTCAACGTAGGCGCAAGAGCAAGTGCTATTACAACAGCAGTTCCTGTTAGAGAAAACAACATCACTCTCCGATTCGATAGAACATCATATGGATCTGATTTGATCGAATGGGAAGCAGGACGTTACTACGGTGCATTCTATGCAGGTACATACCACAACAGCAGCCAAGTCTCTAGTTCTTCTATCACATTAGAAAGCACACAGCCACCAGTAGCTTCTATCTTAGCTAGTGCTCAAGGTGTAGCATTTGAAATCACGGATGTTCGTAATGAGCGTATCGTTGAATACAGTTCGTTCATTCGCCACGTAGGTAGCACAATTGCATCTAGTGATGCAGTTAGATTGACACTGCAAGACGATGGCTCAGGTAACCCTAACGCATCGGGTGGTACTATCGGTTTCTACATTGGCATGCCGATCAAGTTCGTCGGAGCAGTAGGTGGGTCTGGTATCGTAAATGAACAAGTTTACTATGTAAACAGCATACTAAACCAAACTGATTTCACACTGTCGTCTGATCCTAGCGGTTCACCGATTGTTGCATTGTCAGATTGGACAATCAGCGTTGCTGGTTTAGATTGCTATGTGGGACAAGTTTCTGATGCAGCAGTTATCACAGTTGACTATCCTGGAATCCTGAATATCACTGCGACTGAGGCTGTAACAAACAATATCACTGTGCCGTTGCACTTATCTGGTACAGGTGGCACAGCAGGTTTCTACATTAACTTGCCGATATTCTTCACTGGTACTGACTCGTCATTACCGCAGAACGGCGTGTTTGGTGGGATCATTGAAAACCAAGTTTACTACGTAACTACTGTGGTCGATAATCAGACATTCACTATGTCTGAGAACAAAGATCCTGTATGGTTCAATGTATTGTCTACATCTGCGTCTACTGATGCAATCACAATCGACGGAGATACTCAGAAGTTATCAGTCAATGAACCTATCATCTTCAACACTATGGTGGTTGCAGGTACAGAGACAACAAGCTTTGGTGGCATAACATCTGGAACAACATACTATGTTTCAGCTATCTTGTCTACTACAGCATTCCAGATATCTGCAACAGTTAATGGTGCAGTGCTAGCATTGTCCGATGTTGCTGCGGCATCAAATACTTCTGCACTATTGACAAGTCAGAAAGACACTGTAAAGTTGACTACAGCAACAGGTAACACTATGGTTGTGAACGTCAGCTTGCCAGTAAGTCCTGGTCAAGTCAACGGACAAAAGTTCACACTATACGAAACATCTGGTCAATACCCAGGATCAACTGGTACAGACACATCATTGATTACTAGAGGTGTCGCTGCGTTGATCGGTACAGTAAATGTAAGTGCAGGTAGCTTTGTAATAGGTGAGACTTATACTATTGCGTTTGTAGGTACAACAAACTTCACTGCAATTGGCGCATCTGCGAATACAATAGGTGTTACATTTACTGCTACAGGCGCAGGCACTGGCACAGGTACAGCTAACTTAGAAGTCAATCAGGTTGTATTGACTAACTTCAATCCAGGTGACACTGTTGCACTATGGTTGACTAACATCTACAATAACTTACCATTAGAAATTTCTACAACATACGGTTCTAGTTTCTTAACAGCAGGTACTCCTTATTATGTTATTGACAACGGTATTATTGAAGTAGAAGTGACATATACATCTTCAAGCGACAATTCATTGAAGTGCGAATCTACTGCATCTCTATTCGAAGATATGCCAATCACATTCTCCGGTGCAGGTGTAGGTGGTGTGCAGATTGATGTTGAGTACTGGGTTAAGTCTATTATTGACGACCAGCGCTTTACTATCACAAACACACCAGGTGGACTAGAAATAACAGTCACTACCGCTAGCGGATTGATGACAGGTACAGGCTTGCCGTATGTCAAGGTATCTACTTCTGTAGGTGGCTCAGTTACCAATCCAGGATCTACACAGCAGACAGCTACATTTACGATTCCATCGTCAACTATCACTGTATCTGCGGCACCTGACACTGGCACCAAAGTATTCTTTAGAACAACTGGTTCATTACCAGGTGGTGTGTCAGAGAACACAGAATATTTTGTAACCAAGACTGGTGCAACCACTTTCGAAATCTCATTGACTTCAGGTGGTTCAGCTATTACTACTTCAGGTACACAGTCTGGTACACATACTATGATTATCGCAACAGAAGCTACAATGGATCAAACTCCATCTGCTACTGTTCCTGAATTTGATGTAAGCTATGTATTAGGTGGATACCGTGTTCTAATAACTGAACCTAGTTCAGGTTATGCAGTTGACAACGTAATCACTATTCCAGGTACTGAAATGGGTGGAACTACACCCGAGAATGACCTAACGTTGACTGTCAATGCAATCAGTAGCACCGGTGCAATTACTAGTGTTATCTGTGATGGTACTGTACCAGGTGCATCACAACAATACTACTTAAAGGTAATTTCTCCTACTGAGTTTGCATTGTATGAGAATCAATTGATGACTGTTCCTGCTAGTGGATTGGGTATCCCATTCGTTGGCACCACACAGAGCACCGTCACTGGTTTAACTTCAGGTACAAATGCATTAACCTTAGCAGATGCATCTGGTTTCGAGTTGAACGATTTGGTTGTATTTACGGGTGATATGACACCTACTATCGGTGCAATCACTGCGGGTCAAGGTTACTTTATCACTTCTATCACTGGTAATGATATCACTATATCAGAAGATCCAGATGGCACTGATGTAACTATTACAACTACCATTTCGGCAAACTTCACGATAGCCAAGTCAGGTTCATTTGCATTGCTACCTGAACCATTCATCTTTAATCAGAGTCTTGTTAAGTATAACAACCGTGTTTACGTCTGTATCATCTCCAACAACGACAGAGAATTCGTATTTGGTAAGTGGGAACTATTGACAAGCGGTGATCGTAGACTAAACGCTATGGATCGTGTACTAGGTTACTATCAACCTACAGATAACATGCCTGGTGTAGACTTGACACAGTTGTTTGAGGGCGTTACTTATCCAAATAGTACATACTTGGGTAATGCGTTCGAACCAGACTTGCAATACCCAATCGACACTGTATTGCAAGATCAAGCATTCTATCCTACTGAGGTAGATATAAAAGCTATTGCTTGGGACGGTACAACTTATGTTGCGACTGCCGATACTCCTACATATTCAGGAGTTCTTTCTAGTACTGCCGGCAGCACATGGGAAATCGACAAGCTAGCAAACACTCCGTTGAATACAACTGACATTATCTATGCAGGTGGATACTATATCCTAACTTCTAACAACCAAGCAACTCCGTTGTTCAGAAGCGTTGATGGAATCACATGGACAACTAATGGATACTTCACACCATGGGGGTCTACCCCGTATGATGATACAAACTATGACATGACTGCATTGAGTGTAGCGTCATTGTATCTAAATTCTGTAGCATACAGAAATGGTGTTTGGGTAGCAGTTGGACAGAATATCGTTTCTAGTACAGACACATTTGTTTGGAATGAAAGATACACTTATGCTAACCCATTACTATCCAACACATTGTATGGAGTTGACAGTATTGATATCACATCATTCACTGGCTTCATCGCTGTAGGTAAAGGTCAAGAATTCGACTACTCAGGTCCAGTGTCTGCGGTAGTAGATATCAACTTGATTCTAACAAGCGTTGACGGTTTGACATGGACTCAATTACCTGCAGTAAGTTCTAAGGGCATGTATGCTATTGCAAACAATACAACAAATGCTGTTGCAGTAGGCGAAGACGGCATCATCTACATCTCTAACAACGGTGCAAACTGGACAGGTGTTAATGAAGTATTTGTAATCAGTGCTAACCCTTCAACTAATGTGTTGAGTGTTGCAAGTACTGCAGGATTTGCAGTTAATAGTGCGGTACGATTCTCTAGGGCGTTTAACGTATTTGCTGCAGGAACAACCTACTATGTTAAGACCATTGTTAATGGTACGCAACTTCAATTGAGTGCGACACCAGGTGGTGCTGCGGTCACATTGACTGCCGCAGCTCCGACTGCAACTACATTCATGTATGCATACCCAAGAACAGGATCATTGAGAGATGTAAGTTACGCTAACGGTACTTTCATCGCTGTAGGTGATACTGGCTTAGTAAGAACTTCTGCTAATGGTATCACTTGGACAACAAGAACGTCCGGCACAACTCAGGATTTAAACGGCATCACATATAATGCTGATGACGCAACTTGGATTGCAGTTGGTGATAACAATACAATCTTGATTAGCGTTAATGACGGTGTATCTTGGTCAGCTTCTTCTGTGTTTGCTCCGCAACCAACAGTATACGATGTTCAGGGTTCTACATTCGAATATGGTTATGGTCCAGAAGAATTAGTACCAGGCGTTGTTACTGACAACATTACAATGACTGTTGCTACTCGTCCTGGTACTGACTGGGATGCTACTGTATATGCTCACGTTGGTTACAATGTAGTATCCGTAGAATATCAACCAGTTTCAGCAAGTCAAACTGCGTATAGCTTTGATGTTAGAAACTTGTACAGCGTACAAACTCCTGCTCAAATTGCAGTATTCAAGATTAACGGTACTACAGGACTAAGCACATCCTTGTATGAGACTTTGGACTACACAGTTGATTGGGTTAACTTCGTTGTTTCGTTGAACACTCCGTTGACATTCTTACCAGTGTCAGACAAGCTACGTGTAGACGTATACGAAGTGGGTAACGGTAACCAATTAGTCAAAGCTAGTACAAATACTGACCCAATCAGAACAAATGACACAACAGGTTGGAACGAAATCTATGTTAACTGTAACTACACAGGACAAATTTATAACGGTTCCGGTGTAGTACGTCCTGACACATTCCCAGTGGATGTACTTGCTACTGAAACTGATTCAACATCTAACGCAATTACTTGTGAAAGCGTTAAGGAATTCACATTGAATGATCCAATTAGATTCCAAGGTAATGTATTCGGTGGTATACAGGAAGACACAACTTACTATATCAAGACCATTAGTTACATTACAAATAGAATCACAGTATCAGAGACAATCAACGCTGGTACCGGAACTGCTGGCCCTACATTCGCATTGACTGACGGTACTGGTTCTATGAACATAGTTATCAAGGTTGGTTATGGTGCACCTTGGACAGATCCGATCATCTATCACAATGGAACTAAGTTGTTGATGGGTACTACAAGTACAGTTACTAGAACAAAAGCAAGTAACAACGCAGTGACAACTAACACAACTGATGGAATGGTCCCTGGTGAAGCTATTGTATTCAGTGATACTATGTTTGGTGGAATCTTGCTACCACAGACAACGTATTACATCAAGTCAATCTTTGACACTAATGAATTTACAGTTTCTGCAACACCAGGTGGTCCTGAGTTGACACTAACTGATGCAACCGGTGGCGCCGAGTTCATCACCAATGACTATGCATTTGGTATTGCTGATAACGGCATCTCTGCATCTATCATCTTCTCAGCACAGTATGATGCAAACGTTGACTATATCACTTATACATTGTTTGGTGAAACAACACCTTCGCAGTATGGATATACTATCCCTGAAGTACAACGATTCACCGGTGATGGCACTGCAGGACCGTTTGAGTTGACTAACTTCATTGGTCAAGACAATCCTGAAAACGCTGTAGTTGAAGTTAACAGATTACGTCAGCCTAGCTCGACTTACACTATTGACTACAATACCAATGAGCTTACATTCAATGCAGGTTATGAACCTTCAATTGGTGTACCGGTTGTCGTTACTTCGTTCAATCAAACAACTCGTCAATACTTGAATACCCAATCAGGTATTACATCTAAGACAGTTTCTAAGATTACATCTATCAGTAACGCTATAACACCTTATGCTGCAATTACAAACTGTACTGCAACAGACGGAACTACCGAGTACATTACATGCTCTACAACTAGTGGATTTGTCGCAGGACAAACTGTACAGTTCAAGGGAACAACATCGTTCGGTGATATTGATATTTCTGGATTAGTGTATTATGTCAAGACAGTAGTAGACGGAACCCACTTCACTATTTCTGCAACACCGGGTGGTTCAGCAGTTGACTTATCAACCGGGTCTGGTTTGATCGTAGCATATGTCGGTGGACAGCCAGCAGTACGTGTAACAACATCTGCGGCGCACAACTTGACAACTAACGATGTAGTACGTATAGACGGTACATTGGGTTCATTACAATTGAACAACAACACTTACTATGTACACGTAATAAGTCCTACTCAGGTTGACTTGTACACTGAAGCATATGATGCTGGTTTAACAGCATTGAATTATCCAGTGACTGACATTTCTTCGTACATCTCAGGTGGTTATCTATGGGCAATAAATCAGTTCATTTTGGTTGCTGCAACAGTAACTAATACTACAACAAGTCCAACGCTAGGAAACTATTTGACTGTTTCGGATACATCTATGTTAGTCGCAGGAACTCCTGTAATCTTTAGTGGAACAGTATTCGGTGGTGTAGTTGCAGGAACAACCTACTACATCCGTGAAGTAATCAGTGCAACGACATTCTCTATCACCGACACACGTGATGGTAGTGAATTTACATTGTCAACTGCTAGCGGTTCAATGGGAGTTACTCAGTGGGAACAGGACAACGTAGATCGTCTATGGGTTACAGTTAACGGTTACCGAGTTCCATCAAGTAGCTTGAGATTGAATTCGGGTAACAGAGTCAGTATTTTGACCGAGATTACACCATCTGATGTAATTATTATGGAATCTATGATTCCAAGTGCTACTCCTAACGAAGAAGTATACTTGTTGAATGTTAACCAAGTTCAGGATGCTGTGGTTTACCGAGCAAATACACAAACTAGAACATGGTTAACTCAGCCGTTAAGCAGTACAGATGATACGATCCATGTATTTGACGCAACTCGCTTGACAGATACCGTAACACAAAACGTCACTACTCCTGCAGCAGTTGACGGTGTGTATAGCATCGGGTTGACTGCGGACAAGCGCATGATTTCTAACGTTGCTGTGTACAACAATACTACAGGACAAACTATCTCTAGTACAAACTATGAAATAGTTATCGAAGCATTAGCTCCGATATTGAAGATCACTTCTGGCGCATATATTTCTGCTGGAAATTCATTGACAATAACCATACTTGAGGGTAACTTGCTGTATGTCAACGGGGAACAAATCAAATTTACGCAGGTAGATTTGGCTAGTAATACGTTAACTGGCCTACAGCGCGGAGCGAACGGTACAGGCCAGCAGGAATACATTCCTCTATACACTGAATTGTTCGGATTATTGTCTAATAACCAGATGACTTCTGTTCAGTATGGTGAAACTTGGAATTCTGACGTATACAATACGACTGACGGGGATCCTCTACAGATCAGTGAAACAGCGGCTGCAACATTCTTGCGAGGCGATATAAACTGAATGATAAATAAATAATATGAGTGAAAATTCTTCTAAAAGTCAGGAAACTACACAAGAAAAGCCCGAACCCGTGCCAAATGAGCACGGGGGCTTTTACTTTTCTTCTTTCGTGAAGATTTTTGACCCAAACACAAAACAAGTTCTAGTACAAAAAAGAGGCGATAACTAATGTCAGCAATTACAATTTCATATAAAGTTGAGGGCTTTTTGAAAGTCTACGACCCCAACAGTGGTGAGGTCTTTGTAGACAAGCACAATGCTATCAACTACGAAAATATGTCGGAAGCTATTGCTGACACTCTAAGCAGTCGCGGTTACGGGGAAATCTATCAAATGGCCTTTGGTAACGGTGGTGCGTCAGTAGACGAAACCGGCGTTATTACGTATTTGCCCCCAAATACAACAGGTCAAAACGCTGCCCTATACAATCAAACGTATGAAAAAATCGTTGATGATACCAGCGTTTTCAACTTAGATCCTACACGTAACAAGATGACAGTTTCACACACCACGGGTAAGGTTTATACTGACATTTTAGTCCAATGTTTGCTAGATTACGGTGAACCTGCAGGACAGAACGCATTCGACAACAGTACTCAAACTGACGGAGAATATGTGTTTGACGAACTAGGACTACTAGCAAATTATGGTACGGACAATGACGGTAATGTTATCACAAGACTACTAACCCATGTCATTTTCCACCCCGTTCAAAAGAGTTTGAACAGACAGATTCAGATAGATTACACGGTTAGAATTCAAGCACTAACTAACTTGGTAACTATATAAGATAAATAAGAGAATATCGGAGTGATTTGAAATGGCATATACAATTGTTAAAAGTGATGGAACAGTTTTAACAACCGTACCTGATGGTACGATTAACACTACTAGCACATCTATTGGACTTCCCGGACGTAATTACGCCGGTTACGGTCAAACCCTAGACACGAACTTTGTTCATCAACTAGAAAATTTTGCTGATTCAACCCCTCCTGCAAATCCATTGCGCGGTCAGTTGTGGTATGATATTAACTCAAGCACCGTTAAAGTTTGTCCTACAGACGGAGAAACTAACGCACTTGCTTGGTTATCATTGACTTCTACTAGCTCAGGTGGTACAACTACTTTCGGTCAAGTTACTGTTACAGGTACTATGCAAGCTAACAACCTAGCAGCAACTAATAACGTAACAGGTAACGCAGCATCATTTAACTATCTAACAGTTTCTGCTAATGCAAACATTGCAAACGCAAACTTGTCTGGCACTACAACAGTTGCTAGCTTGGTCACTACATCAATCACAACCGGCGCCAATACTACTGCAGGTGGCATCACTGGTACATGGACAGTCAACGGCGGCTTGAGTGGTAACGCAATCATATTAACAAATGGTAACTTGTTCATTGGTAACAGTTCAGGTGCCAACTTGTACGGTGTTCGTACAGACAAGTACATGTACGCTAACGGCGATCCTATCTCGTTTGCAGGTACATATTCTAACTCTAACGTAGCTGGTTATTTACCAGTGTACAACGGACAAGTTCTAGCAACTACTGTCCAAATGACAACAATCACGACCGGCGCAAATACAACTGCTGGCACAATGACAGGTAACTGGACATTGAGTACTGGTTCTAGACTAAATGCTACATACGCTGACTTGGCCGAACGTTTCGCTGCTGATGATGTTTATAGCCCAGGCACAGTCGTTGAACTAGGTGGAGAGAAAGAAATCACTGCGGTTCAATACGAACTATCCGAAGATGTATTTGGTGTTATTTCTGATACTGCGGGTTACTTAATGAACGCCGGCGCTGGTAATGACCAAACTCACCCACCTGTAGCTATGAGTGGTCGAGTTAAAGTTAAAGTCGTTGGACAAGTCAAAAAGCATGAGCGTTTAGTGAGTGCAGGTAACGGTATCGCACGTGCTGCAAAGCCGGGTGAAGCAACTGCATTTAATACTATCGGTAGAGCACTTGAAAACAAGACGACCACAGAAGTAGGCACTGTAGAAGCCATTGTAATTATAAAATAAGGATAAGAAATGAGTTACGCACAATATGGATTAATACAGGCTACTGATTTTAATGCATTGGCTGGTGGTAACCCTACGACTTCTAGTGGTACGATTAACGCAGTTTGGGCAACTGGTGGTACAACGGCAGGTTATGGGCAAACGGCAGTAGCCAACGTTGCAGTTGGAGGCACTGTAGCTGCCACTGACTGGGCCAACTTAGTAAACAGAACAGCAAACTCTGCCTCACATCAGGGTACAAGTATCACTTCTGTAACAGCACCTAGCGCAGGTGGCACCGTTACATACTTGTCTGCTATTCCTACAAACTTAACAACAATTTACACTAGCAGATTAAACGCTGCTACTCAGGGTTCTACTACTTCAAACACTGCTACATATGCAAGTACATGGAGTTCTGCACTAACATTCACTCACACAGCGACATTCGCTAACGGTGATGCAGCACGGTATTTCTTCAATTCAGGCGGACAGCTAGCAATTACTTGTACACACCCAAGTGGTACAGGTATCAACTTACTATTGAACAACTTAGCAAGTAACATCGGTACAGTCGTATTGTCAGCACCTACATCAGGTACAGTTGCAATCGCAGGAACTAACTATAACGGTATTACTAAAGTCGGTGGTGGTGGTAATGCACCAACAACTAGCCCTAACACTGGTTACTATGCATTGACTACTGGTAATGCTACAGTCTTTACACAGACTGCAAGTACAGGTCCATCCGGATACTTATCTACGTTCATTCGTGTAATCGTTAAGTCTAACGGTACACAAGGTTCTAACGGTGATGCAGGCTCTGTCATCACTATCTATACTATTTGGGACGAAGTTCCGGATGGTTTAACAGCAGCCGCAAACTCGGCAACGACATTAACTGTTCGTCCGCCCGAAACAACATATCTAGCAAATACCTGGGGCGCAATCAGCCTTTCTGGTACAGTCACCGGCGCATAATTTTTAAAGTACAACTTGTATCCATCTAAATACTCTTAGGAGTGATCGATGGATACAAAAACTTTAATAAGCGACGCCAAAGCCCGTTTTAGCCACAATGCTGCAAAAGCATACTTGAAAGAAAAGTATGAAGCACGATTAATTGTGGCTGAGCAAGGTGGTCTTTGGAGAGCTAATACTAACACAATCAGTTTCTTAAACAGCATTCAAACCGATACAGTCGTGCTGATCGATACGTTTGAAAATCCGGTTGAAGTTAACCGTAGTGACTTGCTAGCCAAATTAACAGAAACGTATGACACTGTTATGCGTGAATGGCTCAACGATTGGGCAGAACTAGAGAAGAAGCGATGAGCCGAGGTGCATTACTCTTTGCATTCAACTCCCCGAAGTACAATTACTATGAAATGGCAGAGTTTGCTGCCAAGCGTATTAATCACTTCTTGGGATTGCCTGTAACGATTGTTACAGATGAAAAGAGCTTACCTGAAAATCCAACATACAAGTTCGACAATACCATTGTCGTAGAGCCTGATAAGAACAACATCAGAGACCATGTAGTTTGGATCAATAAGGGCCGCTATCAAGCTTATGCTCTAAGTCCGTATGACGAAACACTAGTGTTGGATACTGACTATGTTGTTAACAGTGATAAACTGTTAGCAACCTTCGACATGGCTGAGGATTTCTGCTGCCATGATAATACTAACTTCTTGATGTACCCTAAAGCACCTCAGGAAGTATTGAGTGCGTATAGCTTTAAGACATTGTGGGCTACCGTAATCATGTTTAAAAAGACAAACAGAGCAAGGCAAATCTTTGAATGTCTAGAAATGGTACAGAAGAATTATGACCACTATGCTAATATCCATAGTTTTATTGCTGGTGTATATCGCAATGACTACGCCCTGACGCTAGCACTTAGAATTGCTAACGGCCACATCAACTACAAAGACGATATCATCCCGTGGAATCTAGTACACGTGGGTAAGAATACCTCTGTATACAAGAACAACACTGACGAATTCGATACTGAATACACAGTGATGTATGATAATTGGCAACGTGGCAAGATTCGTAAAGAGTTTATGACAATCAAAGACATGGACTTTCACGTAATGAACAAAGACAATTTCATGGAGTTGATGAATGGATAAGGGTTTTGTAATCATTTCCCAAGATGGGGGACATGCTGATACATATCAGAAATGTTCACATGCATTGGCTAAGAGCATCAAACGCTTTATGCCAGATGCCAAAGTGTCTATCATCACAGATAACAAGGTCACTAACCCTGAGTTGTATGACAAGATCATTCCGTTACCCTACGGCGATCAAAGCCCTAAGAGTTTCTGGAAATTGAACAATGATTGGCAAGTCTATGAAGCTAGCCCCTACGAATATACTATCAAGCTAGAAGCTGACATTTATCTTCCACGTTCTATTGAACACTGGTGGGACGCATTGAAGCATCGTGACTTGGTAATCGCTACAACTATACGTGACTTCAAGCAAGAAATTAGCCCTTCACGTGTGTATCGTAGACTCATTGACGAGAACTATCTACCTGATACATACAATGCTATCACATACTTTAAGAAGTCTGAGACAGCGGAAGAGTTCTATAAGCTTGTGCGTCACATCTTTGAGAACTGGGCTGAGTTCAGAGCTATATTGAAGTGTAGCCCATATGAAGAAGCAACGACTGATTGGGTATATGCGTTAGCTACACACATTATGGGTGTAGAGAAATGCACATTGCCAGAGTTCACTGAAATGAGCATGATTCACATGAAACGATTGATTAACAATCTACCTACTGAGGATTGGACAGATGCATTAGTGTATGAGGTACTCCCTCACACATTAAGAATCAACTCTTGCCCACAGCTTTATCCGTTTCACTATCATATCAAGTCGTTTTCAAATAAAATACTAGAAGCCTATGTCTGATACAATACAACAAGAAGATGAAGTAATCATATATTGGGAAGCACCGAAGATCGTGCCTCCCGAGTTCCGTTTGTACTATGAAGAAGAAACCGGTAAGGTTATCTGCTATACATGCGAGAAGCCCGAAGGCAAATATCTAGTCATCGATGCAGTAACCTTTGCTCAGGCTCGTCCTGATCTTAGAGTTATTGACGGAAAGATTTCTACAGCAAGCAATCATGCGATTGTTTCTAAGCTGATGCCAAACGCTACACGTGGGCAACTATGTGAAGCTGAGGACATTAGTGTTGTTGCAACAGACGGCCCAGACACAATAAGATGGAAACTAAACACATATGAGCTTAAATGAAATTGTCGATGTTGCAGACCTTGATTGCATCTATCTCAGTTACGATGAACCCCAGAAAGAAGAATTCTGGTTAAAGATCAAGAACATGGTGCCTTGGGCAAAGCGTGTTGATGGGGTCAAGGGTAGTGATGCTGCACACAAAGCAGCAGGGGAAGCATCAGACACAGAACGTTTCATTCTTATTGACGGGGACAACATGCCCGATGAATCGTTCTTCAACATGCAACTAGACTTTACTGGTAAGCCCGCTAACTATCAATTAGCGCAGTTTCGTTGGAAAGCAGTCAATGCTATCAACGGTCTACGATATGGTAACGGTGGCATGAGTTCTTGGACAAAGACTTATGTTGCTAATATGAAAACCCATGAAGCACAAACAGACGGCGACAGTTCACGTATTGCTGACTTCTGCTTAGACAGTAAAGATAATCTATACTGGGCTATGTACGATTGCTATTCAACTACATATCCAAACATGACTCCTTTCCAAGCATGGCGTGCAGGATTCCGTGAAGGTGTCAAGATGGTTCTAGACAAGGGTGAGAAGCCCGATGCTAACGAGTTCAAAGAACGTGTAGCAAGTCGCAATCTAAACAACTTGACTATCTGGCAGAACGTAGGAGCTGACGTTGAGAACGGCATCTGGGCTATCTACGGTGCTCGTCTTGGTACATATATGACTATGCTTACTGAGTGGGACTGTCACAATGTTCAATGGTTCGATAACTATCCGGTACTTTGGGAAGAACACGAACTCAAAGATCCAGTTAAGCAATCAGAATTAATCGGTGAGGCTCTAAGCGATAAATTAGGTCTACCCATGTGTACACTGAGCCCAGAACAAAGTAAGTTCTTTAAGCGTCACTATCAATCTGACTATCATAACAAGGGCCCATTGGTCACTGAGATGGAAGTTATCCGACAAATCGAAGGATGGTAATGTCAGAAAGCCACGAACAAAAACGAATCAAAGATATCAAGATCAGAGTCGAAAACGAAGCTGGTCCAACGTTCTGCCTTGCTAAATGGCATCACGTTACTATGTACTTGCAAAGCGGTGAGACACACAGTTGTTATCACCCACAGCCACATAAGATTCCATTAGAAGAACTCTATGACAATCCTAGCGCATTGCACAATACACAGCAGAAGAAAGAAGAACGCAAGCTAATGCTAGACGGTGGCAAGCCCACAGGCTGTCAGTATTGCTGGAACATTGAAGCTATGGGTCCTGACTATATCAGTGACCGTCACATTCGTAACGCTAGTATCTTCACAGAAGAACGTTATGAACAGACAGCTAAAGGCCCGTGGAATCAGAACATTAACCCTGAGTATATTGAAATCAACTTCGGTAACGAATGCAATTTCAAGTGCGGTTATTGTCATCCAAAGTACAGCACAAGCTTCTACAAAGAGATTGAGCAGAACGGTCCTGTCACAACTGTAAAGAATCATCGTTGCGACATTGACTGGATGCGTTTATATCAGCGTGAAGATGATAACCCATACGTAGATGCATTCTGGGAATGGTGGCCAGAGATGCGTAAGACATTGAACATCTTACGTGTTACAGGTGGCGAACCCACGTTGCATAGAAGTACATGGACATTGCTAGAGAAGATCGACCAAGATCCAATGCCCTGGTTAGAACTAAACATCAATAGCAATCTAGGAACAAAGCCTATTCTTATTGAACGTTTAGCTGAGAAAGTCAAAAAGCTTACTGACGAGGGTAAGATCAAGAGTTTCAAGCTATTTACTAGCTTAGACACATGGGGCCCACGTGCTGAGTATATTCGTACAGGCCTAGACTTAGAACTATGGGAACAGAACTTCCATACATACCTAAAGGGTACAGATAGCCCAATCACGTTTATGATTACGTTCAATATCTTCTCCGTAACTACGTTCAAAAGCTTCCTAGAGAAGTTCATTGAATGGCGTAAGATTTACGGATGGTATGACGATCCTGTAAACCCACAGCATCGTGTGCGTTTTGACACACCTTATCTACGTGACCCTATTCAGTACGATATGAACATTCTTCCCAAAGAAGAATTCATGCCCTATATGTATGAAGCACTAGCATACATGAAGGAAAACACTGACGACAAGCGCAGTGATGCCTTCAGCAGTATTGAATATGAGAAGTTCAAGCGTGTAGTTGATTACATGGCTGAAACAAACTACCCGGAAGAGAAACTAATCGAAGGTCGCAGAGACTTCTACAATTGGTTCAATGAATTAGACGAGCGCCGCGACACAGACATGCTAAGTGTGTTCCCTGAGTACCTAAGCTTCTACCGTTTGTGTCAAGAAGCTAATCAACTCAACCCACTATGAACTCAGACAAGGAGCATAACTTAACAAAAAACAAATCGTTCTGTATGCTTCCATGGGTTCATTTGCATATCACCCCTACGGGGCTAACTGCTCCGTGCTGTATAGCAACAACAGAGTCCGATCCTGAAATTGATAATATCAATGGAAAGACTATTCAATCGGCAGTAAACTCTGATAAGATGAATACTATTCGAAAGAATATGTTAAAAGGTGTATTGAGTAAAGAATGCACAACTTGTCACGTGCATGAACAACAGAATGTTCATAGTACAAGGCAAGTTATGAATAAAGACCTATCAGCTTATTATGATTCAACCGTACCAAATACTAATAGTGACGGCTCATTAGACGACTTTAAAATGCATTATTTCGATATCCGATTCAGTAATATTTGCAATTTCAAATGTCGCACATGCGGTCCGGACTACAGTAGTCAATGGGGAATAGAAAAGAATAAGCCAAAAGTCATACATATTGACAATGGTAAGGGTAAAATACTAGAAGAAGTAATTGCACAAGTACCCAATATTAAAATAGCGTACTTTGCGGGAGGGGAACCCTTGATTACCGAAGAGCATTATGTTATACTAGAAGAAATGATACGTACAGGTGCCGCCAAAGACATTCAATTAAAGTATAACACAAACGCCAGCAATCTCAAGTATAAAGACAAGGATTTACTGTCACTCTGGAAACATTTTGATAAGGGTGTGATTGTCGATGCTAGTATAGATCATTATGGTACTAGAGCCGAATATATTCGTCACGGGACTAACTGGGCTACAGTTGAAGAAAACATTAAACTCTTACGTACATTGCCTCATGTCTCACTGAGAATGAACACAGTATTGAGTGTTTTCAATGTATTGACTATCGGTGACTTCTATGAGTATCTAATATCTAACGACCTGTACAATAACAAGGATATGGGATATCTAGTGTATAACATGATAAGCCCTGCTTACTTAGCATGTCATATACTTCCCCCTGAGTATAAGACTATTAGTAGAGATAGCATTATGCGAGCCATATCATTGTTGGTAACGAACAAGTTTAATATGTCAAGAATAGTGCAACTGAGACATGCCTATACATGGTCAAAGACTTATGACACGTGGGATACGCATAAGGATGAATTTAAGAGTGAAATCAACAGACTTGATGCACTACGTAATGAAGATTTTAGAAAAACGTTTCCTGAATTAGCAGGATTATTGGATTTAGAATGAACAAAGATTATCTATTAAACGAAAGCAAGACGTTCTGCATGTTCCCGTGGGTTCACTTGAATGTAACGCCCAAAGGGGATATCTATCCTTGCTGTAGTAATGACTACACAAAGCCCTATGGAAACACTAAGGAAATCTCACTTAAGGACGCATTCAACGGCCCTAAGATGAAAGAACTTAGATTGGACATGCTAAACGAGCGCAAGAATGAACTATGCAAGTTCTGTTATCAGCATGAAGAAGCAGGGCCACATAGCTTCCGTAACTATAGCAAAGAGCATTTCGGCAAGTACTTTGATGAAGTCGTACCCACTACACAAGAAGACGGAACCGTAGAAGAATTTAAGATGCGTTATTTCGATATTCGCTTTAGCAATATCTGTAACTTTAAATGCCGTACATGTGGGTCAGAATTCTCTAGTCAGTGGGGACTAGAAATGAACAAGAATTACGACAAGAATCACCCAATTGTTATTCACGTAGATGACGGACAGGGCAAAGTATTAGAAGAAGTACTTGAGCAAGTAGAACACATTGACCTAGCTTATTTCGCTGGTGGCGAGCCATTAATCACGGAAGAACATTACGTGATGCTAGAAGAAATGATTCGCAAAGGCCGCACAGACATTACGTTGCGCTATAATACTAACGCTAGTAATATCAAGTACAAGAACCACGATGTACTAGACTTGTGGAAGCATTTCAAGAAGGTCGAACTATCTTGCAGCATAGATCATTACGGTGAACGTGCTGAACTATTACGTGCCGGAACTGATTGGGGCAAAGTCGAATCTAACTTACTGACATTCCGTGACTTAGATTATGTAAGCTTCCAAATGAACACTGTGTTCAGTATATTCAACTATTTGACTATCGGAGAGTTCTATCAGTACTTGAAAGACAAGAATATTGTTAGAAAAGAAGACTGGTATCATAGCTTATATCTAGCGGTGCATCCATTATATTACAGTGCTAAATCATTGCCCAAAGAATTAAAGATTGAGGCAGCAGAAAAAGCACTTAAATGGGCTGAAGCAAATAATAATGACCACACTTGCATCCCGCGTTTAGTAGTAGATGCAGTGAATTTTGCTAAAGACGGAGACAGTTGGAGCGAAGTTCGCACACAGTTCTTGGGTCATACCAAATCATTAGATCGTATCAGAGATGAAAGTTTCTGGAAAACGTTCCCTGAATTAAATAAATTATCTGAATTGTTGGAGTAATCATGGATAAAGTTACAGTAGAGAGCCTGGTAAAGCACGGCAAGCATTTTTGCGTGTTGCCCTGGGTTCATTTTCACAGTTGGCCAGATGGCCGTGTTATGCCTTGTTGTATTGCAGACAGCAATATGCCCGTAGCCGATTTAAAGAACGGCGAGTCTATCATCAATATGATGAACAGTGAGGACTATAAAAAGCTACGTAAGGCAATGATGAATGACGAGCCCGTTGAAGCTTGTAAGCGTTGCTATGACCTAGAACTAATGGGTACATGGACAATGCGTCAAAGTCACAACAAGCGCAAAGGTCTAGAATATGTAGACTATATTGCAGATAGTACATTAGATGATGGAAGCTTAATTGACTTTGAAATGAAGTACATGGACTTGCGTTTTAGCAATATATGTAACATGAAATGTCGCAGTTGCGGTCCAGGCTGCTCAAGCTTATGGGCACAAGAATTTGTTGACCGTGTAGGTGTAGACACATACAAGAAGTATTTCCACACGACCAAAGTAGTTGTCAACGAAGCAGAAGAAATGGACTTTATGAACAAATTAAAGCCATATCTCAAAGACGTTACAGAAGTATATTTCGCTGGTGGCGAGATTGTTATTACTCCTGAGCACTATGAATGCTTAGACTACTGGATCGAAAATGGAATCAACGAAACAATTGAGTTGACTTATACAACAAACTTCAGCACATTGAAGGGCTATAAGGACAATGACTTGATTGAATATTGGAAGAAATTCCCTAATCTGAAGATTTGGGCGTCACTCGATGCACACGGTGACGTTGCTGAATGTATCAGAAAGGGTACAGATTGGGATCGTATTGTTAAAAATATCAAGTTAGTTAAAGAGCAAGTTCCTCATGCTGAATTTCAGATTACTCCAACCATCAGCATTTGGAACGTGTTCACATTCCCTGACTTCTTTGACTATATGGTTAACGAAGGGTTTATTGATACTAAGAGTAGCCCACGCTTCAACTTAGCAACTAATCCATGGTATGCTAACATTATGATCCTACCCGTTAGTGTCAAGCGCAGACTAGCAGAATTGTACCGTGTCTATCAGAATAGATACAAAGACAACATCGATATCTATAACGGATTTAAGATGATTATCTACAATTTAACAGTAGGCGACGAGAACAAAGAGGGTATTTTAGAGTTCATTAAATTCAACGAAGAATTAGATGTACATCGTAAAGAGAAATTAGAGGAAGTAATTCCAGAACTTAAAGAGGTGTTTGATTGGGCAAGAAACTAATAGCTATCGAAGCACCCGAGAAGTATGTTGCTATCACATGGCAAGTAAACAACTTCTGTAACTTTAAGTGCAGCTACTGCAACCCGGGTAACTGGGGCGGCAGTAACCGTAACGAGGGTAATCTAGACAAGTACTTAGAGAACTTGGGAGTTATCGTCAATCGTTATCGTGCAGCTGGGTACAAGAATTTCAAATTCTTTTTCTCTGGTGGCGAACCTACAGCTTGGGAGAACTTTATCCCTATCTGTGAATGGATTCACAAGACATTACCCAAGAGTACGCTAGCAGTCAATACTAATCTAAGTCGTCCTACAGCCTGGTGGGAAAAGCACTATCATCTATTTGACGATATCGTAGCAAGCTTCCATGTAGAGTTTGCAGACAAGAAACGCTATGAAGCTAACTCAATCTTTTTATGTGACAAGGTCAATTACTTGTCTACAAAGATGCTAATGCACGAAGAAAGATTCTGGGAAGTTGTTGAATTTGCAGAGCATTTAAAGACAGTCATGCCCAATTATTTTATTGAGTGGACTCCTCTGTATGATGAATTAAATCACGTAACAGGACCATGGCAATACCAAGACGAAGCTAAGACAGAATTCTTTAAGACACACAATATTGAGATGCAATTTACACTGCCCAAGCCGGGTAAGCGTACGGAAAACACAGTGAGTATGAATCGCTATGACGATGATTCTACACAAGTATGCAATGCCAATGACTTGATCGTTACAGGACAGAACTTCTACGATGGGTGGAATTGTAATGTGGGTGACTGCGTATTCATAAATACCATTGGGGATGTTAGTCTTGCAAGTTGCGGGCTAGGTGGTTACGTTGGCAATATACTAGAAGATATCAGCCGTGTAGGCCCTAAGCAAATCGTGTGCAGAAAAGAAATGTGCATGTGCGGGACAGACATTATTATTCCTAAGTTTGATGGGGATTGGATGGAATTAAATGGAAATAAATGACGATACACCTATTAAGATAGTGTACAACTGGATTGGGCCTAGAGGCCCTATCATTAATACGGAGTTACCAAACATATTGAGCTTTGCTAACGTAAGCGAAGCCGCGTCAGTCAACAGTACAAGATTCTGGGCTGATGATATCTATTGGCGTGTATTCATGCACAACGGTAACTATCCTATCAGTCCTGCATACACTGTCAGTGATAAGGATGCGTTTGTTTATCCCTATACACTAGCTTGGAGAACACAGTTTCATAATTACTTCTTAAATGATGGGGGAATTATGGAATTTAGCCACACCCCTAATCATATTATACATCAAGTCAGACACCACAATGGTTTCTTTTTAATTGACTATAGTCCTGAGGCATGGGTGCAAGACAATCAATTGCAAGTCATGCACAGTTATTTCAGTCATTTCAACGATATTCCAATTGGTAAAGTGATATACATCACAGGCTGTATGAATGCACAAGAGATATATGACAACTGGTGTGATCGTAACGGTATTCCAGATGATCCTATGCATCGTATGATAATGGTTCCGTTCCCTATCAGTCAACATGCTATCTCATGTCAGTTAGATCAAGTAGAAGAACCTGTATACGATGAGAATCACTTGCCAGAAAAGCTTTTCCTATGCTGGAATAGACGTTTCCGTCCACATCGCACACAGTTAGCACTTGCACTAGATAAAGCAGGGTTAGTAGATCGTAGCTATTATAGCATGAACCTAGTAGACCCAGAGATGAACAGTCTACATTTTAAGAATACAGTAGACATATATCACAACCCAATGCTAGGATTGACAAGTCAAGACGCAGAACAGTTTATCAATAAGCTTCCTCTAGTGATTGACGGGGAAAGCGATATTATGCGTATGTGTGGAGACTTTGACCGTGCAGCAAAAGACTTCTATGCCAATAGCTTAGTGTCAATTATTACTGAGACTAATTTTGAATTGTCTGAGTTAACTGCTACAGAAAAGACATGGAAGCCTGCTAAAGAAAAGCACCCGTTTATCATGGTTGGAACAGCAGGTGCATTGCGTACATTACAAGAGTTTGGCTTTCAAACCTTTGATGAATTCTGGGACGAATCATATGATGATATAGAAGATCCTAGACAACGTATGCACAAGATTATTCAAGTGTGTAAAGATATCGGATCTTGGACTCCTGAACAAGTACTTGACTTCAAGCGTAGAGTAAAGCCTATACTAGAGCATAACTACAAGATGTTGCACACCAATACTGCTAAACGTGTAGCAGATAAAATTAGAAAAGAAATGGCAAAGAGGACAAGATGAAAAAGATATTAGTCTGTGGAGCAGGTGGATTCATTGGATCCCACTTAGTCAAGAAATTAAAACAAGATGGTCACTATGTAATTGGGGTAGATTTAAAAGCCCCGTTGTACGAGAATTCTGTAGCTGATGAATTCCATTTAATGGACTTACGTGACCAACGTAGAGTCAGTAAGTTAATTAACGGAACAATTGACGAGATTTATCAATTGGCCGCTGACATGGGTGGCGCAGGGTATATTTTTACGGGTGAACACGATGCTGATATCATGCATAATTCAGCAATGATTAACTTAAACATCCTGGATGAAATGCGTACTAAAGGCGTGAAGAAGATTTTCTACAGTAGTTCAGCATGTATGTACCCAAGTCATAATCAAGAGGATCCTGACAATCCGTTACTTACAGAAGATAGCGCATACCCTGCAAACCCAGACAGTGAGTATGGATGGGAGAAACTATTCAGTGAACGTCTATACATGAGTTATGCTAGAAACTACGGCTTTGATGTACGTATAGCACGTTTCCACAATGTATTCGGACCCTATGGTTCATGGAATAATGGCAAAGAGAAAGCACCCGCGGCTCTTTGCAGAAAAGTAGCAACTGTCGAGCCCGGCGGAACAATAGATATATGGGGTCCGGGCACACAAACTCGCAGCTTCTTATACATTGATGAATGTATAGAGGGTATGCAACGTTTGATGGATAGCGACTTCACGGGCCCGGTAAATCTGGGCAGTGAACGCATGATTTCAATAAACAATCTAGTATTCTTGATCGGTCGTCTAGTAGACAAGAATGTGTGCATACGTAACGTAGACGGTCCAATGGGTGTCATGGGTCGTAACAGTGACAACAATCTTATCAGAGAAAAGCTAGGCTGGGCTCCGCAAGAGAACTTAGAAGATGGCTTGATTAAGACATACAATTGGATTGTTGAACAAATAGAACAAGGTAAATCGGATGAGAAATGACAAGAGCCTACATCCTTCAGATTTACCCCAAGCACACTCCTGAATATTACATACCAATAATCCAAGATATCAAAGACAAGAACCCTGACAAAATTCTAATATTTTCGTTGGGGGAAATCACAGTAGAATATATCTATGAATTTCTGTTCAGAGATATACAGAGTTGGCTAATTGAGAATAACAAGTATCTCCATGTTTTATGGGCCGGCCCCGACATGGAGATAAGCCCGCATATACTAGGTGTCAACACAATAGGATCAGCGTTTGGAAATGTGTCAAACGTATATGCATTGAAAGAGCAGTACGGGGAACCCGATCTGTCTACATGTACCAAGTTGTTCACATCATACAATAACAATGCCAAGTTCGAACGCAAATACTTTGTAGACTTGTGTGCAGAGTTTGATCTAATTAAAGATGGTGTTGTCACGTACAGATATCCTAATTTAAAAGTAGTCCCTAATTATGAATGGAAATATCATGATGGCTCTGTATTATTTGACGAGCCTAATTTTGATTTAGGAGCAAGTACATCCACTCCGGGCAGCTTACCCACTCGCTATTTCGAGGGGTTTATTGACATAGTATGTGAAACAGATAGCAGAAACGGCTTTTACATACCTACTGAAAAGACAGCTAAACCATTGGGTGCAATGAAGCCGTTCTTAGTTATCAGTAGTATGCACTATCACAAGTTCCTATATGAAGAATACGGCATAGAAATGTACGAGGAATTGTTTGACTATACTTTTGACAACGAACCTGATCTTAGAAAGCGCATACAAGGTGTAGTTCGAAACTTAGTTAGACTACGCAATAAGTTCAATAAGAACCCAGAACTAAGACAAGAGATATATGAGTCAATAAAGCCCAAATTGTTACGCAACAGAGAAATGGCTTTAAATACACTTCATACATTGCGTAGTAAAAACAAATTGATACCAGACTGCTTGAAATTCATAACAGAAGAAGCTGATTACGAATTATTGGGTGAGACAGTAAATGACGGTGGTGGAAAGCATTTTTACACAGATAAAGCATGGCACCTAGACTCTAGGTTTTATTGGGAAAAGAAATGACGAAAAAGAAATACATTGTAGGATTAGGCTGTAGTTGGACACAAGGCGAAGGTGGATATCCTGAACACATCTGGAATCAACACAACGGCCGTGTACAATTGCGCGGAGTCCCTGACGAACATCTGCGTGTATACGAGCATGAAAACAGTTGGGTCAATGTACTATGTAAAGAACACTTCCCAGACTATACTCCCATGAACTTAGGAGCACGTGGCATAGGAAATAATGCTGCGGTGCATCAATTGCATTTCTGTGATAGAATCGATTGGGATAACAGTGAGGGTTATATTGTATTACTGTTGAGTGGCTTTGAGCGTTATGACTTCTTCCATCAGACTCCTCGCTATAAGAACAATCACGATGACGGTTACAGCAACGGGGAATATACACACTATAAGTGGCGCACAGCATGGCCTATTGCAGGGGAAGGTGGCGAAGAAGAACCCCTGTGGGCGACATACGGGAAAATGCTATGGAGCGAACAGTTTCAAGCAAGTAGTCAACTCATGGCCCTGTTAGACTTACAAACATTTGCAAAGGCACATGGGTTTAAAGTCATAGTAGCAAACGCATTTAACCAATATCCCAAGAATAATGGCGTAGACGGTGTAATTAGCTATATCGCACAAAACACGGGCAAGATGGCTACGAAATTCGATTGGTCTACGTACTTACATTCACGTGTAGACTATACAGCAATGGTGCAAAGACTTGTTGAACTAGATGGACTCATGAACCCAAAAGACTGGGGAGGACATTACGAGTTCTATCAGAAGAGGGCATGGCCAGCTAAATATCTTACTAACTGTATCCATCCGACGGTTGAGGGATACAAGTTCATTGCTAAAGAACTAGCACAGTTTATAAAGACATACCATGCATAAGAAGAAAAAGATCAGTTTCGTTAGTCCTAATTTTCAGCAAGGCCCGAAAGAATTAAACGCCTTCTATTTACCATATAGCACGGGCGTATTATGGGCATACGTCAATCAATTTCCTATTGTACAAGACAACTATGAATTAGGGGAATTTATTTGGCGCAGAGAAGAAATCAGTGACGTTGTAGAACAATTAAAAGACAGCGATGTTGTCTGTTTCAGTTGTTATGTATGGAATCGTAGCTATACCAAAGAGCTTGGAAAAGCATTGAAATTAGCTAATCCAAACGTATTCATGATCGGTGGCGGCCCCGAATTTCCTATTGAAAAAGAAGATATCTTTGAACGTTATAGTTTCCTAGATATCTGTGTTAAGCTTGAGGGTGAAAAGACTTTCCGTCGCATACTAGAAGAACATGTACAAGAAACACCTGACTATAAATCAATCGCAGGCATGCTATTGAACGAGAACGGCAAGCCTTTTAATACAGGTGACACTGTTCGTATTGACGACTTAGACACGATCCCAAGTCCTTATTTGACAGGCGTGTTTGACAAGCTTATGGCTAAGTTCCCCGAGATACGTTGGAACGGTACACTAGAAACTAACCGTGGTTGCCCTTATGCATGTACATTCTGTGACTGGGGTTCACTAACATATAACAAAGTAAAGATATTCGACCTAGAACGTGTGTTCGATGAACTAGAATGGATGGGTTCACATAACTTTGACTTTATCAGTATCACAGACGCAAACTTTGGTATCTTTGCCGAACGTGATAGCATGATTGCTGATAAGCTTATTGAAGTACAAAAGAAGTATGGTAACCCACGTGCATACACAATCGCATGGGCAAAGAATCAAAAGAAAGAAGTTGTCGATATTGTTAAGAAATTGATTTATGAGGGTGGCAGTAAGCTTGGCCTCAACCTATCAGTACAGACAATGGACGAGAACACACTAGAGATTATCAAGCGTAAGAACCTAGATACAAACAAAATTGAAGATGTGTTTGCACTATGCGAAGAAAACAATATCCCATTGTACACTGAATTAATTCTAGGGTTGCCGGGTGAGACATTAAACAGTTGGAAAGAAAACTTCTCCAGACTCTATAAAGCAGGCAATCACACAGGTATTACTGTATATCAGGCACAATTGCTTGAGAACGCTGAAATGAGTTTGACACAGCGTAAGATGTATAAGCTAGAAGGTAGTATGGTATATGACTATCTAGCCGGCTCATATAACGAATATAATCTACAAGAGGGTGTTGAGATTGTTGTTTCAACACGTGACTTGCCACCTGAGAAGATGTTGCAAGCACAATTATACAGTTGGTTTCAGAATACATTCCACATTAATGGAATTACTAATTACATTAGCCGATTACTATACAAGAAATACGGTGTTGAATACAGAGATTTCTACGATAAGCTTTACACATATGTTGAAAAAGACCCATGGTATAAGTCTGAGATTGACAGAATTACCGAACACTATAAACACTGGGGAACACGTGGAAAGATTCATCATGATCTAGTTGAGGGTATGGAGATTCACGGTTGGAACTTGATTCACAGTACAATCATTATCCTACAGAGTCAGGCTAAGCATAGTCATACCTTTGAATTGATTGAAGATTTCATGCGTAAAGAATACCCATTGGAAGAGTCATTGCATCAAGACTTAATGAAGTTACAGCGTAACTATCTAATTGACTATACACAAGCACAAAGCTATCCTAAGACCTTAGAGTTCAAGCATGATATCTTTGGGTATTTGCAGGACCAGAATGAATTAGAAGTTCCTTCTGTCTATGAATATGAGTTCCCGGAAGATAAAGATATGTCATTGCAAAAGTTCTGTGAACAAATCTTCTTTGCAAGACGTAGAAACTTCGGTAAAGCCTGGGTCGCTAGAAAATGAAAATATGGCACAGTATAGTAGAGAGTGAATTTAATAGCGACGGGTTATTAGCTATACTTGATGATGCTGTTAGTAAAAACGCATCTGAAGTTGTATTACTTGCTGAGACAGAATGGCAAACGCCCGGTGTTTATGATGCTATCGTTAATAGATACAACGAAAAGAATATTAAACTAACCATTGTCTATTGTTCTGTTCATAGTCCGTACTATGAGAAATTCGCTAGTGATTCTAAATTACCTAGCGAGAATATTCACTACTGGCCTACATACTGGTTGTCCTGGAGTCTTGAGAACCTAACAAGCACATATACATATCAGAATAATACAGTCGATCCTAGCAAATTCAAATACCCTTTTATCTCATTGAATAACCGTAGCCATTTGCATCGTTGTGTATTCATTGACGAGATGGCTAAACAGGATTTGATTGATCGTGGAGTTGTCACGTGGGTAAAGCATTTGAGCGAGAATCCAGACTACCCATACAAACACTTTGATAACCGTCAGTTGACATTGAATGATGACTTCGAGAACAAATTGGATTCGTTTATGTTGCCCAATGAGTTCAATGAATCACTGTTTCACATGGTTACCGAAGCTACGCATCTTACTGGGTTTATATCTGAAAAGACAGCTATCCCATTGTTCATGAAGAAGCCGTTTATTGTACTGTCTGCACCCCACTATCAAAAGCATTTAGACGATCTAGGATTCTTGCGCTATGACGAAATTATCGACTATAGCTATGATGATATAGAGGATTTAGAGTTACGCACCGAGAAATTTGTAGCCAATATTCATAGATTCAAAGATATGAATTTAGCAGAGGTCTATGAATTATTGCGTGAAAAGATAGAATACAATCACAATCGTGCAATAGAACTGACAAAGGATCTTAGCTATATCCCTGAGCCTATACGTGAACGCTATCAACATGTACAGACAAATGGTGTCGAATTCTTAACTGACCGTAGATATATCAAGTTCGTGAATCAAGCATCTAACCCTATAGTCTATCATATATGGGATGATCGCTTGCCTAGAGTCATTGAGAAGTTAGATACTACGTTACATGGCATAGAACACATAATTCTCAATGCTGCTATCGAATACAATTACGGTGTTATCGGTGGCAGAAAAGAATTAATGGATAAGCTTATCCAGTTGACAGATTCTGCTGGAATAAAACTTGATGTCATAACGGGAACATGCGATACCTATAATTTAATTGACACTAATATACATAAGCATGTCAGTGTATATTACTGGCCCACGTTCTGGTTAACAATGCTATTGATGCGTTTGTCAGTTAGTCCCAACTATCAGATGAATATGGCAGTTGGGCTAGATGTATTCAAGATACGTGTAAATGAAAACACTCCGTTAAAGTATCCATATATCTCTATGAACAAGGCCCCAAAGCTTCACAGGGCAATGCTGATGGACATGCTTGCTAAGTATGAATTGATTGACAAGGGTGTAGTAATTTGGCGTGAACCCGTACAGGGCTATCAGTTTGAATACTGGACTGAAGAGATTATGCTACGTGACCAGAAAGATAAGTTTGTCAGTCAAGAGCGTGTTCCGTTAGAATATCCGTTATCATTCATTCAAGTTGTCCCTGAGTCTGACGAGGACATGTTTATACTGAGCGAAAAGACAGGCATGGCTATCTTCTTCAACAAGCCCTTTATTGTCATGGCTTGTGTCAACTATCATAAGATACTAAGTGAGCTTGGGTTTAAATTGTATGACGAATTGTTTGACTACAGTTTTGACTGTGAACCCGATACCATGAAGCGTTGTGAAATGATCGCCCAGAATGTGCAGAAGTATGCAGAAAAGACACCGGACGAACTAAACCAACTATACAAGTCAGTGTATGAGAAGTGTGTCTACAATAAGGAATTAGCTATTAAACTAGCTACTAGCAGTGAATTGATTCCCCCGGTTTGGCAAGACATAGTGGATAGCCAGATGAAAAATAATATAGCCGACTACCCTGTCGCTATAAATAATTTCATAAAATCCACTGAGCATGAATTTAGACTTTAAGAAATACAAACGCATATTTGCATTTGGGTGTAGTTTCACCCAATATAGATGGCCTACATGGGCAGACTTAATTTCAATGGAGTCACCTGATGCAATCTACCGTAATTACGGAATCTCTGGATTAGGCAATCTCGCTATATCCACACGTATTATTGAAGGAAGCAAGCGTTACCAATTCAACAGTGATGACTTGATACTAGTAATGTGGTCTACATTCTGTAGAGAAGATCGTTGGTTGCGTGGTGGATGGTTTGCTCAAGGTAGTGTTTATAACTCAACATACCCCGACGATTGGGTCAGAGAATATACTGACCCTACTGGATATCTAATTCGTGACCATGCACTCATCTACTCAACAACAAAGTATTTAAAGAGTCTAAATTGCGATTCGGTTATATTAAGAAGCAGTCCCTTTGACTACACGGAAGAAAAACCTGACAATGAAACAAAGCAATTGCATGAGCAATTGTCATTGATATACAAGAATGATTACAATAATTTGCCATTGGACTTGTATACTTTTAATGGTAGAAATTGGGGCAATGACAGACAAGAATTTTTAGATGACTATGGTTACCTGGATTCTAATAAAGAACCCTACATGCGTAAAGATAGTCATCCTTTTTCAGGAACATACGCAAGATACCTAGAGTTTTTAGGTATTAAGCTTAGTGACAATACAAAACAATTCGCAAATGAATTTGACGAATACATGAAGACAAAACCCAGAACAACTGAGATGATTAAGAAGATAGCATTCTTGCGTCAAAACGTTGATTTAGGAATAAACAGAATTTTTTGAGGAACATATGAAAAAAGTAGCAATGATTGGTGTAGGTAAGTTAGGACAAGACTGTGCAGAAGTAATGTCAGACGCAGGGTATGATGTAGTGGGCTATGATGTAGCACCCCGTAGTCCTGCTTTCCCAATGCGTAACTCAATTGAGGAAGCAGTCAAAGATAGAGACATGATCTTTATCGCAGCTCCAACACCCCATGATCCTATCTATGGTGGAGAGACACCAACAAGTCACTTGCCTAACAAGGACTTTGATTATACCATTGTTACTGAAATTCTAAAAGAAGTTAACAAATACGTTACTAAGAGTCAATTAGTTGTTCTCATCAGCACAGTGCTACCCGGAACAGTTCGCAATATCCTAGAGCCTTGTATCACTAACGCAAGATTCATTTACAACCCTTACCTCATAGCTATGGGTACTGTAAAATGGGACATGGTAAATCCAGAAATGGTAATTATCGGTACAGAGGATGGTAGCCTCACTGGTGATGCTAGTGAACTAATTGACTTCTACAAGACCTTCATGCAGAATAATCCTCGCTATGAAGTTGGTACATGGGACGAAGCAGAATCAATTAAGATTTTCTATAATACGTTCATCAGTACAAAGCTTGCACTTGTTAACATGATTCAGGACGTTGCTGAGACTAATGGTAATATCAACGTTGATGTAGTTACAAATGCATTGAAGAAATCAACATATCGCATCATGGGTCCTGCATATATGACAGCAGCTTTCGGCGATGCAGGAGCATGTCACCCACGTGATAACATTGCACTACGATATCTAACAGATAGACTAGACTTGGGCTATGACTTGTTTGATGCTATCATGACTGCACGTGAAGTACAAGCAGAGCGTATGGCATTGCGTTGCTTAAAGAACGGACGTAATGTTACTATCGTTGGTAAAGCATACAAGCCATGCGTTCCATACACAATCGGATCTGCATCTATGTTAGTGGGCTACTATATTGAGAAGCACGGTGGCAACTTAAACTACTATGATCCTAACACAGGTGATCTAGACTTGCGTGAAGATTGGACTCAAGTCTATCTGATCGGCTATTGGGAAGAGTGGGTCGAGAAGCTAGAGTTTAAGGATCCGGGCTGTGTAGTTATTGACCCATGGCGCAAGCTTACAAGCAAGCAACATACAGGGGAAATCATTCACTACGGTGATACACGTCCTAAGAAAACATACAGTGTTCCTGAGTCTACTATACAAACAATGCGTACTCAAGTCTATGAGATGTTCCCTGAACTAAGACAATATGATAGCGACATTCATCTAGTTGATGCAACTATCAATATGGATACAACATTTGTTATGCGCCCGACTGAGGCAGTCGTCAAAGAATTACTAGAAGCTAAGGCTAATGGGCGTAGTAAGTTTATGTTCTTTGCACCCACAGAAGCATTCATGCCACATGTTGTTTCTAAGGTTCAACGTATTGCTAGCATCCTTGATGGAAAGATCGATGAATCTGATATCATCGTTGTTACCGGCGTGATTGACGCCGACGAAATCTACGAGCGTCTTTTAAAAAAAAACGGTTGGAACAAGCGTCTTAACCTCTTAAACTGTCATTTCTTTAACTACATAACCACTACATATGCCCGTGGATACGAGTATATTGGTGGTTATGATGTACGCTTCCGTGGCAAAATATTCACGTGCTTTAATAAACTGAACCGCGAACATCGTCTAGTGATGCTAGAGCGTATGCTACAAACGGGTATGATTAAGAATGGCTACTATTCATTTGAGGGTGAGGGTAATTTCAAAGATACTATTCCATCATTGAGTGATGAAAAATTCCCTGCAATCAAGCACAATCAGGACATGTTCCCGTTGCGTTTGAACATCACACCTGATAGACACAACCCAGTTGACATTCAACCCGATGACTTGCATTATTACAAGGACAGCTATTTCTCAATCGTAAGTGAGACATTGTTCTATGATAGCAACAGAGTAGGTCAGGCTCATCGTCCATTCGTTGAGGACTCATTGTTCTTGACAGAGAAAACATATCGTTGCTTTGCAACACTGCACCCATTCATACTGTTAGCAAGACCCCATTCATTAAAAGAATTGCGTAAGCAGGGCTTCAAGACCTTTGCACCATTCATCAATGAAGCATACGATGATATCGAGAACGATGACCAACGCTTTGAGGCTATCTTCAAAGAAATCACTAGACTGAATAACTTTACTGGCGATGATTGGACATTGTTCCAAGAAAAGATTAAGCCTATTGTAGAGTACAACAAAGACTTTTTCCATAGTAACAAAGACTTTGCTATCACTAAAGACTATCTAAAGTTCTTTGGTCAATTGCAACCAAGAGCATACGTTGAGCCTGTTAGAATCGAATCAGTCATAGAGGCAGTTAATGAAGCACCTGTGATTCCTACATATATGCAAACTGAGTCTACTATGGGTGACGAATTGCCTACAATGGAAGATATCAGTGAGAAGCTTGACTGGAGAAACAGACAGTTAGAATATCCTAATGGTATAACACTTAACTTCCCTTGCCACATTGACGGCGGAGGTGATGATTACAAAGATGAATTGATTGCATTGATCGAACGTACCGGACAGAAAACTAATTATGAATCAGCACTTGATTGGTGTGCAGGTCACGGTCCGTTTGGCTTTGAATTGCTAGCCAACAACATAGCAGATCATGTCACATTCCAAGATTGCTATGTTACCGCAGTCGATTCATGCATCAAAAATGGACAAGAGAATAACATAGGTGATAAGGTTACGGGTTATACTTGTGACAAGATATCATTGATTCCCGAATCTGAAAAGTTTGATTTGGTAGTAGCAAACCCTCCCCATAGCAATACACTAGAGAATATCGAACGCAATCAATTCTTTGCCAATACTGCTAGAATGATTGTAGATGACAATTTTGTTATGCACAAAGAGTTCTTTGCAAATATCCATAAATATCTAACTGATGATGCAGATGTGTATATCACAGCAGGAAACAACCTAGCACCTTTTGCTAACTGGGCTTATGCTGGCGGACTAAAGTTTATGGGCTATAGCCCATGCTCGGCAGCACAAGGTGGCATCTATCACTTCCGAAAAATTAATCCAAACTGATTGATAAGTCAGTAAGATAATAGTACAATAAACAACACAGGAGTAAATTTTGGATTTCACGTTAAGATCATTGGCTGTTGATGAACTCAAGCCCAAGGAACGCCCTACAGAGGATATCGCAGATGCACGCCATCGTAGTATGATGGAAGCTATTGCGCCTTATGCTAAAACAACAGTACAAAAGAACTTGACCCCTGTGTACGTTGACTACAAGACACGCAACACTAAGCTAGTATTGGTACTCTGCCCAGAGTGGAGTCCATATATGCCCCCATTCAGTTTAGCAAGACTCTCGGGTGTTGCTAAGAGTGCAGGATATGAGACAAACATCATGGACTTGAATGTGAAAGCATACAACAAGTTCAAGAATGACTGGTGGCCCAAGCAACGCATACCATTCAGACTATGGGATCCTAGTAGCTCATGGCATTGGTTGGGTGATACGTACTTGAACGACATTCACCCGTTGTTAGGCCCTGAGATTCTAGGTCCAGCAGTAGATGAAATCATTGCTATGAACCCTGACGTTGTAGGCTTCAGTGTTTACTATATCAGTGAAGAACCTACTAAGTGGATGTGTCAAGAGATTAAGCGCCGTGCACCTCACATCAAGATTGCAGTCGGTGGCCCTAACGTACACAAGAGTTGGTTCGCAACACACCCATACTATGACTATGTTGTTGTAGGTGAAGGTGAACAGAACTTGCTAGTTATGCTAGACGAGATTGAGGAGAAGAAAGAAGTAGAGTATCCTCGCTATCTTACTCAACCCGAAGATCAGCGTATCAACATTAACGGCTTACCCATGCCTGACTATGAATCAATCGATTTCAGTCAGTATGAATTGCCCAATGGTGTGAACAGCGAGATTAGTCGAGGCTGCACAGCTAAGTGTACATTCTGTGAAGAAACACACTTTTGGAAGTATCGTCAACGTCAAAGTGTTGACTTGATTACAGAGATTGAATGGTTGTACTACAACAAAGGTACAGACATTATTTGGTTCATTGATAGTCTTATCAATGGCAACCCCAAAGAACTACGTGCGTTTGCATTAGCTCTTAAAGAGAAAGACTTGAAGGTTAAGTGGACTGGTTATGCTCGTTGTGACGGTCGTATGGACTATGAGTATCTCAAAGACTTAGCAGACGGTGGCTGTATCATGTTCAACTTTGGTGTTGAGTCCGGTAGTCAAAAAGTCCTAGACGATATGGCTAAGGGTGTTACTATCAAAGAGATGGAACAGAACTTTATCGACTGTAAGAAAGTTGGTATATGGGCTGCTACTAACTGGATTGTCGGCTTCCCCACAGAAGAATGGCAAGACTATGCAGACACGATGACGTTCTTGTGGCGTATGCGTAATAACAACATCAACAACGCAGGTCTAGGTGTTGGTTATGGTATGGGCCCTGAGACTATTGTAGGTCAGAACCCGCACAAGTTTAATATCAGTTGGCACAAGTATCAAGGTCACTGGATACGTAATGACTTTACATTCGGTGGCACACACTTAATGATTCGTGTAAAGACATGGCACATGTTTGCTGACTTCTTGCGTGGCGTTACAGAAGTACCGATCAGCTATCCTATTCGTACTGCATTAGAGAAAGATCACTATAGGATCAAACTCAATCACGATACTGTGGCAAAGGACGTTGAGTATGAGAAGTTTGATTATAATATCATTAAGCCCAATCTTAATCCTTTTGCTGATTCACTTGTTAACGAGATGTGGCCTTTTCTGAGGATGCTATGGAAGTGTCGCGGTGGTTACGAAGCTGAGATACATTTCAATCCTGAGATTGATTTGAAAGAGTTTGGTACACAGTTTGGTCCCGGTATGTTCAATGCTGTATACAAGTTTAAGATCAGCGATAGCGGTAAGTGGGAAGCAGACTTTGATATGAAGTTTGAGCAGATCGATAACCCATACGATGATCGTGAGCCTCCCCCGGCAGGACGCAAAGGTCCGTTCTATGCACAAGATTATTCACGCATGATGAGTAACACTGCATTACGTGCCCGTAAGTTAGCAAAGCCTACATGGGATACAACTGAAGGTCGTGATGGTCAAGACTTTACTGACCTATTGAATGAAGAAGCAGAACTAAACAAGACAATTGATTTTAGTTTTGATTATCGTTACATTGGCTATGGTAACTGGGGTGACTATCAAGACTATGAAGTTGCAGTGTCTGATACTTCACGTGAAGTTATCCCTGAGAAGGAAGCAATGAGTGCGTTAGACTTTGCAAAGCAAGTACAGACAATCAGTATTGATTCTATCAAACGTAAGAAAGATGTTGAATGAAAGAAGTCCGTGAATTTGAAGAACTGATTGCTGACTTCTATGGTGCTCCGTATGCTATCGCTACTGATTGTTGTACTCATGCACTTGAACTATGCCTACGCTTGAATCCTCCAGTCACTACTACAGCCCCGCACCATACATATCTCAGCGTGCCTATGACATTAGAGAAGCTAGGACTAGATTGGAAATTCTACAATGCTCAGTGGAAAGACTATTACTATCTAGGCAACACAAACATCATTGACGCCGCAGTATACTGGAAGAAGAATGGTTACATACCCAACACGTTTATGTGTCTAAGCTTTCAGTATCGCAAGCATTTGAACGTGGGTCGCGGCGGCATGATTCTAACTGATAACAAAGAGGCTGCACTCAAGCTAAAGAAAATGAGTTATGATGGTCGTGTGCCTGATGTACTCTGGGCTGAACAAGATGTAGATATGTTGGGTTACCATTACTACATGACCCCAGAGGCAGCGCAACTAGGCATACAACGGTTCCATGAAATAAAAGACGCACAGCCTAAACGCTGGACATTTAATGATTATCCAGATATCAGTAATATGAAAGTTTTTAATGAACAAGATTCAAGTAAGTAAGAACGAGTGGGATCCACTAAAGAAAGTAATTGTGGGTCTAGCAGACTTTGCACGTATTCCTGATATGGACAAGAGTTTGCGTACTGTAAACTACAGCCATGTCAAAGATGATAGCGAACTACCCAAAGGTACATTGTACCCTGTACAAGTTATACAAGAAGCTAATGAAGACCTAGATAGACTATCAAGCGAACTAACTAAATTGGGCATTGAAGTCGTGCGCCCAATGAATCGCCCCACTGATTACTACAACTATTGTCCACGTGACTTGGCAACAATTATTGACACGAAGGCAATTGTTGCTCCTATGAGTTTGCAATCTCGTAAGGATGATTACAAAAACATAGAGTCAGAATTAAAGAACATCTATTATGTACCCAACGATCAGGGTGATAACAACTATAACTTAGGTAGCATTGGTAACAAAGACGTTCTAGCATTGAATGAGTTCTATCCAAAGTTTGATGCTGCTAACTTGATTCGTGCTAACGATGATATCTTATATCTTGTGAGCAATTCGGGTAATAAGAAAGGTGCATATTATTTGCAAGAGTTGCTAGGTAGTAAATACAAAGTACATATGCTTGAAGGTGTTTACAGCTACATGCATATTGATAGTACCGTAGCATTTTTGCGTGAGGGTTTGATGTTGTTGAATCCTTCGAGGATTCCAGATAAGAGCATATTACCTGCACCCTTTAATACATGGGATGCAATCTATGCTCCTGAACCAGTTGACATTGGGTACATGGGTTACAACAACGCAAGTCCTTGGGTAAGCATTAATCTACTGTCTATCAATCCTAACTTAGTTGTTATGGAAGAGCGTCAAGAAAACTTGGCAAGAGAATTAGAGAAGTATGGTATTGAGTCATTGATGTTGCCAATGCGCCATGCTAGAACATTGGGAGGTTGCTTCCATTGTGTTACGTTAGATTTGATAAGAGGTTGAGAATGGCAGAAAAATGGATGCGTGGTCATGTTAGTAGATTCTGGGATCATGAAGATTACAAGAAGTTTGATTATGTAAAACAACCATTGATGGATTCAGAGATTGCTACATGGAAATCTCAAGGATACGATTACGTAAAAAGCTTTAGTGGTTCTATGTATGACAATAGAAACCCTATGCCAGAGTGGGTAAAGCGTTTTGATAAAATCTTCAACCTAAAGAACATGACCTATAATTTCTACAAGATGCAACAGTTAGAAATTATGCCAGAGCACGTAGATCACTTCCAGACATACATGAAGATGTTTGATGCGAAGTATCAAAACGTCACTAGGATTCTAGTGATGTTGGAAGACTGGAAGCCCGGTCACTACTTAGAAATTGATGGAGTCGGTGTAGTTAATTGGGTAGCAGGTGATTACTTCATGTGGGAAAGTGATGTTCCCCATGCTGCTGCCAACATCGGTACGGAAGATCGCTACACTTTGCAGATCACCGGTACTGTATTCAAGACAGAAGATGTATACAAGTACATACACTGGTACAACATTCCAGGGCTAGAGACAAAGAAAGAATCGTTGTTCTCACCTGAAATGGATTTCATGTATAAGCACATGAGAAAAGAAACTCCATACTACATCTACATGTACAACAGAGAGATTGCAGAGTTAGAAACGATGAAGCATGATCCTGAAGTAGTGGATCACTTGAACAAAACAGGTGTGGATATCTATCTGAACGAACCACTATGTTCATATCGTTTGGGTGATAAGCATGGCCCTGATGGTGGTGTTCACTCGTTGATTTTTTACAGTGAATTCACCGATGACCAAGTTCAAGATACTCGTTTACTGAGGTCGGTCGAACTGGATAGCATAGAAAAATATGTAACAAATAACAATCTTACTAATGTCACGGTAAGAACGTGTGACTACAACATTGAGCGTTTCTATACACACTATCTTCCAAAGATGAAATTAGTAACCGACGACCTTTTCTTGAAGTATTTTGACCTCAATGAATTCGAGCCTCTCACAGAAGAGGAAGAAGACCTCAGTCATTTTACACGCAGATTTGTGTGCATGAATTGGAGATATGCACCGCACCGTTTGATAACTGCTGCATATCTAGCCAATAAGATAGACACAGTTAACCTCACATGGTATTTCAAGTCTGATATGGGAACAGTTAGCAAAGAGCCATGGTACAGCTTCCATGAATGGATTAAGAAAAATCCATCAGCATTCTCTAAGATGATAACAGGTATCAACAAATTGAACAGTGGTTCTCCTTGGAACTTAGACCTAGCAGTCAAAGAAGCAACATTAATAGATCAATCTTATTATAAGCGTATGTTCCCTGCAGGGGTTATATTTGACCAAAAAACTACTAAGTTTGGTGACAATAAAGATAGACTGAAATATCTCTATCATGATTCCTTCTGTGATGTTGTTACTGAATCGCGTTTTGCACAACCAACTGCAAACTACAGCGAGAAAGTGTATCGTCCGATGTATTACAAGAAGCCATTCATTATGGTTGGGCCCCCTCATACACTTGAACACATGAGAGAGCAAGGATTTATGACCTTCAATGACTTCTGGGATGAATCATATGATTATATCGAAGACCATGAAGAAAGAATGTTTGCAATCTTTAAAGTCATTGATAAGATCAACTCTATGCCTATTCCAGAGTTACAGAAGATGTACGCTCAGATGAAACACATCGTGGATCATAACAGAAGAACATTGTTAAAAAAATGCCCTAGCAGGTACTAAGTTATAAATACTTAGGACTTAAAGGGCAAAACATGTTCATCATCAAATTTTTCAAGAACTTAATCAAAGAGTACAAGTACCGCAAACGCATCAAAGAACTACGTAAACGTGATCCATTCATCTATAAGTGAGTCGAATGAACTACGTAGGAATCAGCAACGGTTTCCACGACGCCGGCATCTCAGTCGTGGACTCAAACGGTGACATTCTATTTGCTGGGCACAGCGAAAGATACAGCAAACACAAACATGATAAGGACTTGTGCTTAGGTATAGCACAAGATGCCGCATCGTACATTAAGGGTGAATCAGAGATTCACTACTACGAACGCCCATGGATGACTGGTCTAAGACAACTCAGAGCAGGCCAGCCTATCAATTTTGCTACAGCTAAAATGCGTATCGGTAAGAATGTTCTAAAAGTATTCGGCAATCCAAACGTTACTACACATGAGCATCACCTAAGCCATGTAGCCGCCGGATTTCAAACAAGCCCATACAACGATGCAACTGTGGTAATCATTGACGCTATCGGTGAGTTTGATTGCATCTCAGTTTGGGATGCATGGTACGATGACAAGGGTTATGCACAATACAAGAAGCTGTGGAGTAAGAAGTATCCGCACAGTATTGGTTTGTACTACAGTGCAATGACACAACGAGTGGGACTAAAGCCATTAGATGAAGAATACATTTTAATGGGCATGGCTGCTTATGGCAAGCCTATACACTTCAATCAGATTGAAGGTCAATTGTTAGAGAATAGCACAACACTAGACTTCAAAGAGAATCTACACATCGGTGTACCTGAAGGCTTTTTAGAAGGCGCCGATGAAATGGATATTGCCGCTAGCGCACAGGCACTAGTAGAATATCTAATCAAAGCTGTAATGAGCAAAGCACGTATGTTGGGCAAGAGTCGCAACCTTGTATATGGTGGTGGTGTTGCTTTGAACTGTCTTGCTAATCGTGAGTTGGGCAAGTACTTTAATGATATGTGGATTGTGCCTAATCCAGGTGATTGTGGTTCTAGCTTAGGTGCAGCCGCATTAGGATACGGTAAAAGATTGAACTGGAAGGATGCCTTCTTAGGGCATAACATCCCCGGTGATTATCCCAGTAATCGTATCATTGACGAGCTAGTTAAGAATAAAATAGTAGGTGTGGCCTCAGGTCGTGCAGAGTTCGGTCCACGTGCGTTGGGCAATAGATCATTGCTTGCAGACCCCAGAGGTGATACAATCAAGGATAAAGTAAATGAAATCAAACGCAGACAAAAATTCAGACCCTTTGCGCCCGTTATTTTGGAGGAGCTGGCTCATCACTACTTTGATATGCCTAGCAATTGGGATAACAGTCGGTATATGCAAGTCATCGCTCGTTGCAGGTATCCTGAGTTATTTCCTGCTATCGTCCACGCTGATGGCACTAGTCGTGTACAGACTGTTCCGAAAGATGGTAGTGGAATTAGAGAACTCCTCGAAAAGTGGTACGTCTTAACTGAATGCCCGATACTGTTAAACACCTCTCTCAATATCAGAGGGGAGCCAATGGTCAATGATAGATTCGATGCTGATAGATTCGAAAACCTATACAATGTAAAAGTGATATCGTAAATGTTAAGAGATGTTTTTTATTACGGAAAGAAACCGAATGTTCACCCTAAGGAGAGACCTGCAAAGAATCTAGCTGATGCTAGAAAGCAAGCTACAACTGAACATTTTTGGATCATCAACGAATTCTGTGATTATACCAATTTCGACTGGGACTTTGATTTCGAGTTCCTGCCTGACCAAGATGTATGGGCAGAAGATCATAACAACGTTTGGCCTAGCGTACATCAAAAAGACAGTGGTACTTGGTTGTGCCCTAAAACAAAGAGCGAAGTTATCGTATACCGTGCCGATGTTGATTCGTTGAAGCGTAAGAACATCATCACTGACAATTGGAAGATGCTAGATCACATTGATACTAGTAAATGGGATTTCAGTTGGCACCCTGATCCAACTGACCCTCCCTTCATTTACAAGTGGGGTTCGAAGTATGCACCTGTTGAACTAAAGACATGTTTAGAATATCATGTTGAAGGTGCCACTCTTGTCAAATACATGAACACCACTGTGGACTTGTTACCCAATTGGGATTGCATTGTTGAGGTACAAAAAGTAGATCACAATCATTGGGATATGAGTTGGAGACCAGATCCTCTCGACCCTCCCTTCATCTATGTATGGGGCAACAAGTACATCGATGGTCGTTTACGTGCAACATTAGAGTATCATGTTCCGGAAGCAACAGAAAAGAAATATATGCCTGAGTTAGTGCCTGTTCAACCTGAATGGGATCGTTGGGTATTCTTGCATGAGATAGATAAAACATCATTTGACTTTACTTGGAGACCGGATCCACGTGAGCCTGATTTCATATATGTGTTTGGCAACGATCAATACGATGGCACGGTGATGCCTACGATTGAATATCGTATGCCTGGCGCCACTGTGACGAAGTACAACCTTGACAAGAAAGCCAAACTAGCCCCTCATCCTGAGAAGTTTCAGCACTTAGAAAAGGCTGATGGAATTGATTACAGTTGGGTGCCTGATCCTACATCACCACCTTACATTTATGCTTGGGGTAATCAATGGAACAAACCAGAAGATAAGGTTTCTATTCAGTATGTAGTAGAAGGCGCAACTGAATACAAGTACATGGAACAACGTGCTAAACGTAAACCATGCATGGATAACTGGGAAGTACCAGACAATATCGACACAACAGGATTTGATTTCTCATGGGAACCTAGTCCTGCTGATCCTGCATACATCTATGAGTTCGGCACACAGTGGCAAAAGACAGGGGGACCTCGTTACGTAGTACCCGGCGCAACTGAAGTCAAGTATGTAGAATTTCAAAAAGCAAAAGCATTAGTCAATCCTGTTGCTAAACAAAAGAACTGGTCTGTTCCTAACAATTTAGATATCACTGGATTCGATTTTAGTTGGCATCCGGATGCAACTAGCCCTCCCTACATCTATCACTTTGCTACACAATGGGCACTAACCGGCGGCCCCATCTATACATGTGATGGCGCAACAGAAGTCAAGTACTTAGAAGAGCCAAGTGCAATTGCATTACCCGATAAGACAAATTGGAAGTATGACCCTAAGCTGATTGACGAGAATTCATTTGACTTCTCATGGCACCCATACGTAGAAGATCAACCCTATGTGTATGTCTTTGGTACACAACATCAAAAAACAGGCGGCCCTGTTTATTACACTCCTGGTGCACTATCAACTAGCCCGGTGAAGTATATCGACACCCGTATCTTACGTGCAACACGATTGCCCAATCGCAAGAACTTTGCGGTGTTGAACAATTATCAAATTGATAACTTTGATTGGTCATGGCATCCAGACGAGACAGAAGAATCGTATGTCTATGTGTTTGGTAACAATCAATACTCGGCTGAAATTATGCCTACGATTGAGTATGCAATGCCCGGCGCAAAGCAAATCAAATACATCAACACAGTAAAAGCCACTCTAGGTGCCGATAGAACTAACTGGGTTATCAACCAGCCTATCAATGAATCTACTTTTGATTTTAGCTGGAAGCCTAATCCCAAAGACCCTCCATACATCTATCGTTGGGGTAACAAATACATCAGCAACAAATATAAGTCTACTATAGATTACGTAGTTCCTGAAGCTACTGAAATCAAGTACATGGATGATAATGTTGAAGTGCTACCTCAAATGGATCGTTGGGAGATACCATCAGACGTAAGCACAGATGGGTTCGATTTTAGTTGGAGACCTGACCCATTAGAGCCCGACTTGATTTGGCAGTTCGGTACTCAATGGCAGAAGACAGGTGGTCCTCGCTATGTAGTACCTGGCGCAACTGAAATCAAATACGTAGATATCAAAGTAACTGCACTACCTCAAAAAGAAAAGTTCACTACGTTACACCCAATTGAAAACTTTGACTGGTCATGGCATCCAGATGACACAGAAGAACCTTTCATCTATGTGTTTGGCAATAATCAGTACCCAGCAGAGATCATGCCTACTGTTGAATACAGAATGCCCGGAGCAACTCAAGTAAAGTATATCAATGATGTTAGTGCCAAGTTAGCAGTTGACATGACTAACTGGTCGATCCCTGATGACCTTGATACCTCTGGCTTTGACTTTAGTTGGAAACCTAACCCTAAAGACCCTGCTTACAATTATGAGTTCGGCACTCAATGGCAGAAGACAGGCGGCCCTCGATATGTAGTAGAAGGATCAACTGAAACAAAGTATGTTGACATGATGAAAGCAAAGAAACTCCCTAATAAGAGAAACTTTGCAGTCCTTAATAACTACCAGATCAAAGACTTTGATTGGTCATGGCATCCAGATTCAACAGATGAGCCCTTCATTTACCAATTCGGTAACAATCAGTATCCTGCTGAGATTATGCCTACTATTGAGTACATGGTTGAGGGTGCAATACAGGTCAAATACGTTCATGAAGCTATCGCTACGCTCGATGTAGACATGACAAATTGGGAAGTACCTGAGTCAGTCGATACCACTGGCTTTGATTTCTCATGGAAGCCTAATCCCAAAGATCCGGCTTACAATTATGAGTTCGGCACTCAATGGCAGAAGACAGGTGGGCCTCGTTACCTTGTAACAGATGCAACAGAAACAAAGTATGTTTCTACACAGAAAGTAAAAGCATTGCCAGTTAAAACTAACTGGACTATCCCTCCTCACATTGATGTTGCTGGATTCGATTTTAGTTGGCATCCAGATGCAACTAGCCCTCCATACGTCTATCACTTTGCTACGCAGTGGGCATTGAGCGGTGGACCTATCTATCGTGTAGATGGTGCAACAGAGGTCAAGTACATGGATGAACTATGTGCCACTGCGTTACCTAATAAAGAAAACTGGGAAGTACCGTCAGATGTCAATGTGTCTGCGTTTGACTTCTCATGGCATCCATACGTTGAAGATCAGCCATATATCTATCAGTTCGGTACACAACATCAAAAGACAGGTGGACCACGGTACATCACGCCGGGTTCAGTCGCTAGCAGTCCGGTCAAGTATATTGACACACGTATTCTTAAGGCAGAGAAGTTGCCTAATCGCAAGAACTTCAACATTCTTAATAACTACAAGATCAAAGATTTTGATTGGTCATGGCACCCTGATACAACAGATGAACCTTTCATCTATGTGTTCGGTAATAATCAGTATCCTGCTGAGATTATGCCTACCCTAGAGTATGCAATGCCGAATGCCAAAGAGATTAAATATGTTCACTCAGTTGTTGCAACATTGTCAAGTGACCGCAACAACTGGGAGATTCCAGACAACATTGATGTAACTGAATTTGATTTCAGTTGGAAGCCTAATCCAAAAGACCCACCGTACATCTATCAGTTTGGCACACAGCATCAAAAGACAGGTGGCCCTCGTTATGTTGTGCCTGATGCTACTGAGGTTAAGTACGTTGAAGGTAGCAAAGCTAAAGCATTGCCTACTACTGCGAACTGGATATTACCCAAAGACTTAGACATTGTAGATTTTGACTACTCATGGCATCCTGATAGTACAGAAGCTGCGTATGAGTACATCTTCCCCACACAATGGCAGTTGACAGGAGGCCCGCGCTACATGGTGCCAGGCTCACAAGAACTCAAGTTCATGGATGGCCCTGTTGCTACTGTTGGACCAACAACAAAGAATTGGGAAGTCCCTGCTGATATTGTTCTAAAAGATTTTGACTTTAGCTGGCATCCACACCCAGATGATCCTACGTTTATCTATGAGTTTGCAACGCAGTGGCATGATCGTGGTGGTCCACGCTATATTGCCCCGGGTGCAAACAAAGATACGCCTGTCAAATATATCGACGGTCGTATCATTAAAGCGACACTAGGCCCTAACAAGAACAATTGGGTCGCGGCGCAGAAGATTGACGAAGATAAATTTGACTACAGCTGGGTACCTCACCCTAATGACCCGCCTTACATATATCGTTGGGGTAACAAGTTTATTAGCGGAGTGTTCAAGCCTACAATAGAGTACCAAGCACCCGGTGCAACTGAATACAAGTACATGGATGACAACGTTGAGGTGCTACCTCAATGGGATCGATGGGAGATTCCTGAAGGTATTGATTCAACTGGATTCGATTTTAGTTGGAGACCTGATCCATTAGAGCCTGACTTGATTTGGCAGTTCGGTACTCAATGGCAGAAGACAGGTGGCCCTCGCTATGTAGTACCTGGTGCAACTGACATTAAGTATATCGATACGATGAAGGTCAGAAGGCTCCCTTCTAAGAAGAATTGGTTCAACCCTCAGCAATCAGATGTAACGTTGTTTGATTATAGCTGGCATCCAGACGATACTAATCCACCGTACATTTATCAGTTCGGTACATTAGTAGATATGAACGACGGTCCTAGATACATTACTCCTGACTCTACCGGCAACGTAGTATTTTTACAACGGGTAGAAGTTGATGAAGCTGTTGAGGTTGATGAAGCTCCTTCAGAGGAAATCATTGAAAAGTATTTCATCGAAACAACGTTAGATGATTTAGTTAAGCAACATCCTAATCAGGTGTTCTGGGCAATGAATAAGAACATTGACTACAGCAAGTTTGATTTCGAATGGAGACCAGAATCATTGAGAGATATGGAATACGTACAAGTATTCGGTTCTCCTGACTCAGCATTGACTCATACTTACTTTGTTAACTCTAAGTCTTATGCCGCAGGCAACAAGGACTTCAAGTTCATTGAGAACGCAAACCTAGATGAATCATACTTGTCCAGTTTGTTCATTAAGTCTGACATGTTCTTTGTCGATAAAGGTAACAAAGAATCACAAGCACGTTTCGATGAACTAAAGAATTTATTCGGTAACAGAATTCAAAAGACTCGTTACTTGAACAGCTGGGTTGATACAATCAATCGCTGTATCAACCGTAGTACTACTGACCTGTGCTGGATACTAAACAGTGAGTTGGATTATAGTAACTTTAACTTTGAATACTATCCTAACCCTTGGCAGATGAAGATGGTTCACGTGTTTGGTACACAGTGGAGTCATTGGGGCACAACATTCATGGTCAATCGTGAAACGTTTGCAGCCGATACCAAGTACATCAAGATCATTGAGCACTTGAGTAACTTGAACTTTGTTAAGGATCGTATTGCAAATGCAACTAACAGAATCTACGATGTAATCTACATCGATCACGGTAACTTGGCTACAGTACCTGGAACTAGTGTCAAGTATGAAGAAAGCTATCTAAAGACTTTCAAGAACATGCTAGCTATCTTGCCCGAGAAGAAAGAACATTACGTATGGGTATGCAGCACAGTATGTGATTACACTGGATTTGACTTCACATACATTTGCGATCCGTTTGCACGTGACCAGTTGCATGTATTCCCTAGTGATAAGCAAAAGTTCGGAGACACCTTCTTAGTCAATGTCAATAAACTACGTGAATTGATTGATAAGATGACCGTGTTACAAGAGTATGAAAAGATCAACTACAACCAGACTCAACGTGTTAAGCGTTTGCAACCTCCTACAATTGTCACTGAGTTTGATACACATGTGGCAAGCGTGATGCAAGACTTTGACTTCCCGTATGCTGTATTTGTTACTGAAGATAACAAGGATATCGTTGCAGTTGAAGAAGAACCAATGAACTTGTGGGATAAAGAATCTAAGAACATTCTTATTACAAGTACAGGTGGCACACGCATCATTGTTCCCAAAGAAGCAAAGCAGTATGTTGAGACACAGTTATATGATTACCCGTACATCAAGACTGCATCACGCCTAGCTAAGTCTAAACCACTAGACATTGTTTACTTGAGTAACGGTGAGTCATGTGCAGAAGAAAACTATGAACACTTGTTGAAGGTGACAAAGGGCTTGCCTAATAGAATCGTTCGTGTCGATGGAATCAACGGTCGTGTTGAAGCATATCATGCTGCCGCAGAAGCAAGTGAAACACCTTGGATGTTCACTGTGTTTGCTAAGTTGAAATTGAATGCCAAGTTTGACTTTAACTGGCAACCAGATAGACTACAAATTCCTAAACACTATATGTTCTTAGCCAAGAACCCCGTTAACGGTTTGATCTATGGCCACCAAGGTATGATTGCATACAATAAGCAAATGACATTAGACAATCCCGGATATGGTCTAGACTTCACATTAGATAGTCCACATGAAACGATTGAATTGCTATCAGGTATCACAACGTATAACACTGACGAATGGGCTACATGGCGCACAGCGTTCCGTGAAGTCATCAAGCTAAAGAAAGAGAACTCAGAGATTAGCTTGAAGCGTTTGGATGCTTGGTTAAACAAAGCAGAAGGTAACTTTGCTGAGTATTCACTAGATGGTGCCCGTCATGGTGTCGAGTATTTTGAAGAAGTAGAAGGCAAGACAGACAAGTTGCGTTTGAGTTACGAATGGTCTTGGCTGCGTCAACGATTCGATGAAAAGTATAAGAAATGAAATACGCCTGCACTAATCAATGGGACGGGCTACAGATGCCCGCCTTCAGGGATAAAGTATTGAATGGTAACTATGATAAGGTGGTTTTGTTCGGTCAGAACGAGTGGGCTTGGTATCATCAGAACCCTGAATTCTATGAGATACTTGAATACTGTAAACAACGAAACATACCGGTTGAAATAATAACCGGTGCATGTGAAGAATTGTACCCAGCGAAGATGGACTATGTAAAGATTCATTGGTGGGACACCTATTGGATAGGAAAGACATATCAAGATTTGATCGGTAGTATGGCACACACCGGTAAACCCCCTAGAGCAATTGATCCATACGAAACTACAAACTTTCAGCACCATTATATTTGCATGAACAATAGACCTCACAAGCATCGATGTTTGCTCATTGACTTATTAGCAAAGAATGACTTAATGCAATACGGGGCATTGTCTATACGAGGTGAAGATCCTATACTTTACAAGTGGAGATACTTTAATTACACTCCGATGTATTTGTCAGAAGGTGTGGAGTACGATCAATACAAAATGCCAGATCAATACTATAATTCATTCGCACAGTTGATTAGCGAAAGTTCTAGTGATGTGTTGATGATATCTGAAAAAACGGCAACACCGTTGATACTAGGCAAACCATTCTTAGTAGCAAGTCAAGTAAATTTTCATAAAACATTGAGTAGGATGGGTTTTGAGTTGTACGATGAAATCTTTGACTACGGGTTTGATAGTGAACCTGACGAAGAAAAGCGATATGAAATGCTACTAAAAAACTTTGTTAGATTGTCTAAGATTCCACTGAAAAACTTAAATCGTTTACAGAAACAGTTGGCTCCCAAGATCATGCGTAACAGGGAACGTGCTAGGGAAATTTCGTATGATTTGAATTTGTATCCAAAGATTGCATTGGAAGCGATAGATCACTATCACAAAACGGGTGAGGAGTTGGATCACCGAATGATCCAAGTGCATTTGAATCTGGAAAGATACAGGAAAGTCAAGTTTTGACAAGGCTTGACATAAATACAAGAAGGTGTTATACTATGATTATGAATAAGGTAATGGCATTAAAGGGCACGTTAGCATTGTTGGGCTTGTACCTAGCCTACAAGCTAGGTCTTGAACTTTGGTGCATTGCTTATGGTTTACTCATGTAAGGAGCGTTTATGAAACGTCTGATTGGTATTGTTGTAATTGCTGGTAGTCTTGTTGGGTGTGCTACACCTGCACAAAACGCCGCGCTAGGTGGTGCTGTTATAGGTGCTGTCATCGCAACCAGTGTCGCACAACCTCAACCACACTATCATCCTCCTGTGCGAGTGATTCACTGTCACCAGGTTGTTGCAGGGTATGACTATTATGGTCGTCCTCTGATTCGTCAGGTGTGCAGGTAAAAGTTATTGCTGTATGAAGCAAAGAGAAAAGTGTTCTGGACGCAAGGGTAGGACACCGTAAATACCAATTTGAATTATGATTACCTTTTATGCCAGAGATATTGGAATTTGGAGGCAAGATTTTTGCTTCACAAATGATATCACTCTAACACCAAAAGAAAAGTATCATTACAAAACATTCTATGACCGTAAAGAGTTAATAGAATTTATGAAATCTCGTGGTGTTAGGTTGGACGATCCAAAGTATCCGCTTGAATTTATAGGACCGAAAGAACATCACGAATTTGGGTATGTATATGATGTTATTCAATGGTCTTTGCTTGGTTGGGTTAAAGAGTAACTGACTAATCCTGGACTTTGGTTCGACAGGCATAAATACTTGTATGAGCCACAAACATCATATTATTCCTAAACACGCAGGCGGAACAGACGATCCAAGCAATCTTGTAGAATTGTCTGTTGATGACCACGCAGAAGCACATCGCAAGTTATATGAAGAATATGGCCGTTGGCAAGATTATGTTGCGTGGCAGGGTTTAGCGAAGTTAAGTCCAAAAGAAGAATTAGTAAGAATAAGACAACGAGAAGCGGGAAAGTTGCGTCATCAACTACACCCAAACCCATTCACAGGTATTCGCACTGAACACAATTTTGCCGTGAATGAAGAACATCAAAAGAAGGTATGTGCTTTGGCCAATAGTGAATCCGCAATGGAAAAGCGTAAGAAGACCTTTGCTGAAAGACAGCACCAACAGAAAGAA